AGATTGGTTCGTCCGGCTACGGTGCCAAGATTGGTTCGTCCGGCTACGATGCCCAGATTGGTTCGTCCGGCAACGGTGCCCAGATTGGTTCGTCCGGCAACGGTGCCAAGATTGGTTCGTCCGGCTACGGTGCCAAGATTGGTTCGTCCGGCTACGGTGCCCAGATTGGTTCGTCTGGCAACGATGCCCAGATTGGTTCGTCCGGCTACGGTGCCCAGATTGGTTCGTCTGGCAACGATGCCCAGATTGGTTCGTCCGGCTACGGTGCCCAGATTGGTTCGTCCGGCAACGGTGCCCAGATTGGTTCGTCCGGCAACGGTGCCAAGATTGGTTCGTCCGGCTACGGTGCCAAGATTGGTTCGTCCGGCTACGGTGCCAAGATTGACAGCACTGGCGAAGGCTGTGTCATCATGTGCGCAGGTATTAACTCTGTAGCAAAAGCCTCAAAAGGATCATGGATAACATTATCCGAATGGTCTTATTCTGATAAAAAGAAAAGATATATCCCCGTTTGCGTAAAAACGGAATTTGTTGATGGAGAGAAGATAAAGGCGGATACATATTACAAATTAGCTGGAGGGGTATTTAAAGAAATACAATAGCCCCAAGGCATTGCTTATCGGAGGATCGCATGAGAGACATCTACATCAAAGACCCCGACGGCGAACCGGAGTACGACGGGGAGGAGGAAACAGAATCCGAGGACGATCGGTATCAACGAGATTGGGAAACCAGCACTTTATATTGGTAAAGAAAATCATTCAAAATAAATAATCATGGAATCAAGCAGTTACGAGGTACTTCCAGTAGAAAGCCATGAAGTACAAATTTTACAGGTAGATGCGGTTGAGAGAGCAAACGTGGACTCACAAGTTGCGACCGCGAAAAGATATCCTAGGGATATCAGAAGGAGTATTGATAATTCCGTGGTAATGGCCACGATGAATCAAGACACGGCAAGGTCATGCAGTTATGCCTTGCCAAGAGGAGGGAAACCTATTACTGGGCCATCCGTACACCTCGCCAAGATAATCGTATCCAATTGGGGTAATATCAGGACTGAGGCCAAGGTTATCCAGATAACGGACAAGCAGATCATCAGCAGGGGTACATGCTGGGATCTGGAGACAAACGTAGCGTCCGCGTTCGAGGTTCGCAGGAGCATAGTGGATAGCAAGGGGAAACGTTACTCAGACGACATGATTACCGTAACGGGAAACGCCGCCAACTCCATAGCTTATCGCAATTCCGTATTCGCCGTTATCCCCAAGGCCATAGTGGACAGGGTCTATCAAGCCGCCCAAAAATTCATCACGGGGGATCTATCCGACGCTGACAAGATATTAAAAACGAGAACTAATATCATCAACAAGTTCAAGAACGAATACGCCATAACGGAAGAGGAGGTCATTAAGCTATGCGGCAAACAGACCAGCAATCAGATAGGCCCCGACGAGATCGCCATGCTGATCGGGATCATACAAGCGTTAAAGGACGGGGATACCACGGTAAACGATCTAATCCTTCCAATTCGTGAGACAAAGAAAGATGTCGATCAAAAAAAGGAGGCGATGAGACAGTCTAAGGGCAAAAACAAAGAGGACATGCCATGAACAAGTACTCATCCTATACCAACGCCGAGCTGGAGGAGCATTTATCAAACTACCTTATCGACTCTTGGAGTTACAGCAAGGTAGCCTCTTTCTCCCGGAACGAGAAGGAGTTCGAGAAACGGGAGATTTACCGGGAAAGATCCAGATCATCCTCCAGCACGGTGGCGGGTAACGCCTATCATTCGGCCTTGGAGTATTTCTTCATGGAGCTACAGCGCAAGGGGCAGATAATACCGATCACGGAAATGGAGAGGGTAGCGTTCTCATACATAGAGGAGGTACACCCGAATGATTGGAAAATACAGAAAACGACACCTACCGTAGAGGAATGCAAGATCGAGGCCACCAAGAACGCCACGAGGCTTATCAATAACTTCTACGGGGAAAAGGATATATATCTTTCCGGTATCAAGGAGATAATCGCCGTGGAATTAAGATGCGAGGAATGGGTAACGGTAAACGGGGTGGACATCCCCCTGCCCTGCCACGCTAGGCTAGACTTGGCGATAAGGACGGAGAGCGGTCGGACGGTCATCATAGACCATAAGTCAAGGGCCAAGTTCACCGATGACGAGGAACTAACGTTTACCTGCGGGAAACAGGCGATGACCTACGTTAAGTGCTATGAGTCCCGCTTCGGGGAGAATGTTGACGAGGTATGGTTCGTGGAGAACAAGATCTCGAAAAACAAGGACGGCTCCTCCCAGTTGAAGAAATTCGTGATCAATCTCGATAACGACACGAGGAAGCTTTACGAGGCCATATTGTACGAGCCGCTAAAAAGGATGATAGAGGCCGTGTCCGATCCGGATTACGTGTACATGATCAACGATAGCGACAACTTCGTGGACAGGGCCGAGCTTTATAATTTCTGGGCCAAGACGCTGATAGCGGAGGTCGATGATTTCAACGTGCCCGAGTCAAAGAAGGAATTGATATCGAAGAGACAGAAAAAAATACGGGACGCTTCCCTTGGATCGGTAAACCCCAAGGTAATATCCGAGTTCAAGAGGAACGCTTCCTCATTCATTCAATATGATTTATCCAATAGTAATATGACAAACAGCGAGAAAATAGAGCATATCCTACGGACATTCGGGGTGATCGTGAACGTGGCCAAGGAGATTAACGGGTACTCGTCAGACACGTATCTGCTAGAGGTATCCGCTGGGACAAAGATCACGACAGTGATGAAATACAAGCTAGACATAGCGAACGCGCTGGACGTGCCATCCATAAGGATGGGTAACGAGCTTATGGTGTATGAGGGAAAATCCTACCTCTCCATAGAATCACCGAAGAAAAGAACCAAGTCCTTGTACTGGGACAAGAAGTATATCGACGGCATGAGGATTCCCATAGGAACGGATAACTTCGGAAGGCTCGTGGTGTGGGATCTCGATAACAACTCCACGCCTCACGCCTTGATTTGCGGAGCTACCGGTAGCGGTAAATCCGTGTGTATCATATCCACGATAGAATACGCCCGCTTAGCCGGTATCCGGGACATCGTAATTTTCGATCCGAAATACGAGTTCTGTAATTATTCCTCCGAGAAATACATAAAGGTCTATAATGATATAGAAGAAATAGAGGCCAAGATGAAAGAACTCGTACAGGATATGCAGGAAAGGGCTAAATCGAGGGCATCATGGAAAACGCTGGTGGTGTTCGATGAGTTCGCCGACGCGGTAGCGTCCTCCCGATCGGGAACGGAACTTGACATAAAGGAAATGGTCGAGGTTGGCCAGCGAAAGAACGCCTTCGGGTTCCTCGAGCCTAAAATGGAACTACGCACGGTCGGTCGTGAAAAGTCATTGGAGGAGAATCTGAAGATGTTGCTACAAAAGGGACGATCGCTTGGGTTCCGGATCATGGCGGCTACGCAAAGAGCGTCGGTTAACGTGATCACGGGAGACGCTAAGGTGAATTTCCCCGTACAGATATGCTTCCGTGTACCTAAGGAGATTGACTCCAAGGTTGTCCTTGACGAGCCGGGAGCCGAGACGTTGGGCGGCATGGGGGACGGACTAATGAAATCTCCCGAGTATCTAGGTATCGTGAGGTTCCAAGGTTTTTATAAAAAATAACGGCCATGGTTAAAAGGTACCAGCTATCCGAGTCTTTCATTAAAACACTGTCCCGCCATCTATCGGTTATCCTAGAACACGTGGATTCCAAGGGAAGACCAAGGATAGCTGATACCGTAAGATTAGCCAAAAAGGATCTAAAGAAACTCGAGAAAATAATCCAAGATGAAAGAACTGATATTCTGCCTCAATGAGGCATGTTCTAAAAGACATTGCCTTTGCCATCAACGGCAGAGGCATTGGACAGACCCGTCTAAAAAAGATGGGGAAACTGTAAGGCCGGAATCGGCCTTATTTGACGGGAATACTCCTTGCAAAGGATATATCCCACAATATGACAGAAAAAAATATAACATTAATTATTAAAGTATATGGAAAAATTCATCGCTCAAAACGAGCCTTTATCAAACAGGCCGCAAGTCCTAGAGGACTCATGCGACGCCGTCGAGGAGATCTGGTACAATCATCCTTTTACCGAGGACGAGTTGAATGAGATCAAGACCAAGCTAGCGGACACGTCAATTGATATAGCCGAATTGGAACAGGAGAAAGCGGACTGGATGGAGTCGTACAAATCACGGCTAAAACCGCTTAATACGGCCAAAGCAAAGTATCTTGACCAGATCAAGCGTAAATCCGAGGATATCAAGGACAAGTGCTATAAGTTCCTTGATCACGAGAACAAGGAAGCCAATTATTATAATGGTGCCGGCGAACTTGTCTATTTCCGGAGGATGCAACCCCAAGAAATGCAGAAATCAATTTTTAATATTAATCGTAAAACAGGAACAGAATCATGAGTGAGAACAAATTAAATGTGGTTGTACCGAAAGATTATAGTGGTGCACCAATCGAAGTAGTATTGAGAGAAGGAAAAGCCCCCGTAGCGCTCGACCCGAAAGAACCAACTCCCGTTAATATTGAAGGAACGATTGACAGCCCTTTGCGTTGGCTCGAAAAACGAGTGGGGCTTATCGATCAAAAGCGGGCAAATATAACGGTAAACCGTGATGATATGGAAATATCTTTAGTGGATAAAGAGACTGATCATTATAGAAACTGTATTACTGGAGTATTACAGCCGTCCAAAGAAATGGTTGAGTTTGGTATCAATGCGGAAAAGAAGTGGGAACCTATCAAGTTATCCAAGTTCTTCAAGATGCATCGTGCCTTCTTCAAGGACAAATCGGAAAACATGACGCTGGTGTCTGCCTTGAAAAACTTCAAGGCAAAGGTAAACCAAGACATAGAGCGAAGCAAGGAAGAGAATGGCAGCAGAACCGATAACTATTCGCAGGTGGTTGATTCCAATCTCCCGGGGTCGTTCAAGTTGAACATCCCACTTTTCAAGGGTTTTGCGTGTGAGGAAATCGAGGTTGAGATTTACGCTGATGTGGACGGAAGAGACGTTTCGCTATCCCTTGTGTCAGCTGGGGCAAATGAAGCCATTGAGGAATACAAGAATAAAGTGATTGACGAGCAACTGGATGCCATCAGAAAGATCGCTCCAGATATCGTAATAATAGAGATATAATAACGCAAGTTTCGTGTTTTTCATGGTATTAGATTTGGGTTAGTTAATTATTATCCCCGCCGTCCGTGAGGATACGCGGGGATTTCGGGCGGTAAGTATTCCGGGATGAAACGTTACGGAGTGCGCATGACGTAAAGAGGCCGGTTCGATCCCGGCACCGTCCACGAATAACAAACATATAATTATGGAAACAATACAGAATTTAGATCACTTGACAATGGCCATATACCTTATCACCGCAATACTAGGACTGATCGCATTGATATTGGCCGTATTCTTACTAATAAACGATAAAGAAAGGAGGAATTCGTGGGAAAGAAAAAACATGATTTAGTGATAGCCGTTGACCCGGACATAGATAAATCCGGTATATGCGTACTGTCTCCTTCAACGAGACAGCTAATTCTAAAGAGCCTCCCCTTCCCTGTGTTGGTCGATTTCATAAAGGAGGCAAGAGAGAGATACAAGGGGATAGACATAGTGGTCATTGTCGAGGCCGGATGGCTTAACGAAAAAAGCAACTTCCATAAGGCTAGGGGTAAATCCGGCGAGAGGATAGCCAAGTATGTAGGTCGTAACCAGCAAACCGGGATATTGCTTCTCCAGATGTGCGAGCACATAGGGATTCCCTGCGAGGAGGTAAAGCCTTTGACCAAGCATTGGAAAGGGGACGAGGGCAAGATAACCCATGAGGAACTCTCCTACATAGTCGGTCCCTTGCCTAAGAGAACGAACCAAGACCAACGTGACGCTACGATTCTGGCTTGGTGGTACGCCGATCTACCAATAAAAATAAAGACTTGGTGATATGGCGAAGAAGAAAGACGAGCAAGAAAAGGTGAAATGTGGCGATTGCGCCAACGGACATCCTCACAAGGGGCTATGCGTTTGGTGCATCATACATGACGCTGGACGGGTAGCTAACTCCACGAGATTTTGTAACACTTTTAAAAAGAGATAACATGGATATAAAGAAAATGTCAAACAGGGATCTCAAATATGGCATAGACCGATGCAACGCAAGGTTGGCCGGGATAATGCCAATGGGATACATGGACAAGGAACGATGCCTTCAGGCGTTGGAGCAATATAGGGAGGAATTGTATAATAGAGGAATAATATATTGACATGGACACATCTAAAAAAACATTTCTTTTTAATGCTGATTGGTACGAGGTGTTAGTGGATTATCCTTCGGAGATCAGACTTGAAGTGTACGAGGCGGTTATTAGGTATGCCGTATCGGGGACACTATCGGAGCTGAGACCGCAGGCTAAAATGGCATTCTCCTTCATTAAAAGAGAAATCGATTTCAATCAAAAAAAATATGATGAGAGAGTATCCAACAATAGGGAATCCGGTAAAAAAGGAGGTAATCCAAATTTCAAGAAAGGCAAGTCAAACCCCTATTACTCAAAGGGTAAAGAAGACAACCCAACATTACCGAAGATAACCGAAGATAACCCAACATTACCGAAGATAACCCTATATGATAATGATATTGATAATGATAAAAAAAGAAAATATATAAAAGAAAAATTCGAGGCTTTCCGAAAATCATATCCGGGCACTAAAAAAGGTCTTGACGTTGAATTCAACAATTTTGTCAAAAAGCATAAGGATTATGCCGAGGTCATAGACTTATTGCCTTTAGCCATAAGCAAAGAGATAGAATGGCATAACGAGAAAAAGAATTCCGGCAATTGGGTGCCCGAATATCCGCACTTGACAACTTGGATAAACCAGCGAAGATGGGAGAGTGAGTTTGAAAATATAAACGAGAATGAAGACAAGCAACAGAATGGATCGAGACAGGTTTACATCGTCCCAGATTGACGGGAAACTACCTCCCCAAGCCAAGGAGATAGAGCAGATAATACTAGGGGCTTGCCTCATAGAGAGCGACGCTTTCGAGAAAATCGTCTCGGAACTATCTGAGGCCGATTTCTACGACAAGAGGAACCAATCGGTATTCAAGGCCATATCCGGGCTATACAAGGAGAGAAAGCCCATAGACATGATGACGGTCACCCAAGCGATGCTGTCATCCGGAGATCTCGAGAGTATAGGAGGGCCGATCTACATAGCCTCCCTTACCTCCAAGATTGGGTCATCGGCCCATATACTGGACCACGCAATGATAGTCAAGGAGCGATCCATACAAAGGAAAGGGCTGGTGATAGCCAATGAACTTGAGAACGCTATCTATTCCAACGAGGATATAGGTGACGTACTGCACAAGGCCATAAACGGATCAGAGAGCCTCATGGAGGAACTTATCGGGAAGTCTAATGGCGAGCATATATCCAAGGCTCTTAAAGGCTCCATGGACGGTTTATACAAGCGTGTGGAGATGGCTAGGAAAAACATCCGATCCGGTGTTGACACGGGTCTTCACGACCTGAACAAGATCACGAACGGATGGCAGCCGGGAAACTTGGTGATAATAGCGGCTAGGCCCTCCATGGGAAAGGCTCTAAGGATGGATGCCAAGGTATTGACACCTTCAGGATGGAAACTGAACAAGGATCTTGCGATAGGCGACCAAGTTTGCTCCGTAGACGGGGCTGAATCACGTGTGACCGGCATATTCCCGCAAGGACATGTCAAGACATACATGGTCGAGTTCTCGGACGGTCGCAAGATCGAATGCTGTGGCAGCCACTTGTGGAGCGTAATATCTTCCAAGTTCAACGCCAAGGCCGAAAGGGTCGTATCTACCCTAGAGCTTATGGACTTGATAAGCAAGGAAAGATATTCCGGCAGAATAAGCATTCCTCTTTTCTCCGGGATATTCGGAGAAAAGAAAGATTTCGTGATCCACCCATATCTCATGGGAGTCTTGCTAGGAGATGGAGTCTTGAGCAAGGGGGTTAGCTGGTGCAAGCCGGACAAGTTCATCGCTGATAAGATCCAAGGTATGGTCGACTACGATGTTATCGTGTCGGATGATCGCTTCCTAGTGACCAACAAGGAGAACAGGAAGGTCAATAAATACCTGTCAGAGCTAAAGAGCCTAGGATTGTTGAATGTCCATTCCTACGAGAAGTTCATCCCGGACATGTACATTGACGCATGCAGGGATCAAAGGGTTGAGCTGTTGAACGGTCTTCTCGATACAGACGGGGATATAGACAAGAATGGGGCTATATGCTACAACACCACGAGCGCTAAATTGGCGAGAGGCGTACAAACACTTTGCTGGTCTTTAGGATATAAATGTTCCTTGAGAGAAAGACGCTCATTCCTTTATGGCGAGCGGAAAAGGAACAGTTTCAGGCTCGTGATCGTAGCGGACAATCCTAGGGAATGCTTCACGCTCCCAAGGAAATTCAACAGAGTGAGGCCAGACCGGAGGAACAAACCTTTGACCGTGATGTCCGTGACACCGACCAACCGCAGGGTTGAATGCCAGTGCATATCGGTATCGCATGAGAAGGCCTTGTACATAACGGATGACTACATAGTCACCCACAATACCGCCGTGATGCTTCACTTGGCCAAATCAGCGGCTAGATCCAATATCCCGGTTGCGATATTCTCGCTTGAGATGTCAGACATAAGCTTGGCTAACAGGCTGATCCTATCCGAGTGCGACGTAGATCCGGAACGGTTCAAGTCCGGGTATATGACAAACGAGGAGATTAACAAGGTAGAGACGGCAGTGAATGAGCTTTGGAGACTTCCGATCTACGTCGATGACAACCCGTGCGTGACGATGGACTATATCCGGTCACGATGTAAAATACTGAAGAAACAAGGCAAGTGCGGGATAATCATGGCCGACTATCTCCAATTGGCGGAGAGCGGTGAACGGGAAGGAAGCCGTGAACGCGAGGTAGCGAAGATGTCCAGAACCGCCAAGATCACGGCGAAGGAGTTAAAGGTTCCCTTCTTGCTCTTATCCCAATTGAACAGGGGGAACGAGGCCAGACCGGACAAGAAACCCCTCCTATCCGATCTTAGGGAATCCGGGGCTATCGAGCAAGACGCTGATATCGTAATGTTCATTCATAGACCGGAGTATTACAAGATCGAGGTCAAGGACAAGAACGGTAACGTAGAACGCAATTACGGAGAGTTGATCGTGGCCAAGAATAGAGATGGAGCCACGGGATTAGTGAAATTTAAGCATAATGACGGCATGACCAAGTTCTACGATTACGGGAGTTGTGACAAGGACATGCCATTTTAAAAAACAGATCATGGAAATAATCAACAGACTGAAGAACACCCCTACCGGTTTGATCGTGTTGGTAGGAGACATGAAAATTATCGTGGAAAAGTACAGGCCGTACTACAACGGGCAGAACAAGATCCCGTGCAGGGGATGCGTCTTCCGGGACGAGGGGGCGAGATTCTGCGAATACTCATCTGCTTGCATGGCCCATCTGAGGCCGGATCATGAAAGCGTGGTATTCGCTAAAACCAAGGAGATATGACACATGGATCATTATTTTCTGGCGTGGGCGGATTTGACCTTGCCGCCGAATGGATGGGATGGGAAAACCTATTCCATTGCGAGATAAATGACTTTTGTAGGGAGTTTCTAACTAAAAGATTCAAGGGAGTAAGCTATAATGACATCACGACGACAGATTTCTCTATTTGGAGAGGACGAGTGGACATCCTTACAGGAGGATTCCCATGCCAAGACGCAAGTAAGGCAAAACAATTCGGGGAAGGACAGCTCGGGCTTGGGGGTGAGCGAACGGGACTTTGGCGGCATATGGCGCGTGCGATCGACGAGATCCGGCCACGATGGGTTGTCGCAGAGAATGTTGCTAACATCACAAGAGTTAACGACGGAAGAGATTTTGCAAAGATCCTCGATGAGCTGGCCCGACTGGGGTATGATGCGGAATGGAAGATTATGTACGCTTCAGATGCGGGTGCGCCCCATAGAAGAGCGAGGTGTTACATGGTTGCTCACACCGACGGCATCCGATTACATGAGGGAGAACCTTTCTTCTCCAATGTATGCCAAGAGATTATCAAGGAGCGCAGGATGCTTTCCGGAACACCTATATCGGTTGGGGTTACGTGGGCTGGTCAACCACCGGTTTGTAGCTTGGATTATGGGTTTTCCAGAAAATCATCTGAGTTGTATGGCAAATCTCGATTGAAAGAGGAGGTATTTCATGCCTACGGAAACGCCATCGTCCCACAAGTAGCATTTGAGATATTCAAGGCAATAGAGGCATCAATTCATTCATCATAGTTGAAAACTGCATTCATCTATGATGAGAGCAAATATAACAACATGAACGATTTAGACTTTTGCAGAGGCGTATGGTACGCCATACAGATGCTCGTTGTCGAGCTAAGGGCACCATCTATGGCCGCTAATATAGCTATGGAGGCCAACTTTTCCAAGGATAAATGCTTGGGGCTCCAGCGTGACAGCGGGGTGTACGATGAAGAGATGAAGGATTTCATTAATGAGGAAATAAAATAAAAAAGCAATGGACAAAAAAGAAGGTACATTTATGCAAGAAAGAGTGATAAACACGCATACAGGCAAGATTTATGTTAATGACGAAAAAGAAATAGAGTTTCTTACAGTCGGGGATTATGGCAAAGAAAACAACATCAAGGCTGATTTTTTGGGGCTGCATAAGGAAATACATGGAGTAGTCAATAGTAAAGTAGATTTGAGCAAGAAGTGGGTGGCCACCATTTCCACTCAAAAAGGATGTCCGATGAATTGTAAATTTTGTGATGTTCCGAAATTCGGATATCATGGTAATGTATCCATGGAGAATCTTGAATATCAAATACGAACTATCATAAAAAATGAGAACGTCCGGGAAACAGAACGGTTCAACGTGCACTTTGCGAGAATGGGTGAACCTACATGGAATCATGATGTCTTGTCATTTTCGATGATTCTTAAAGAAGTTGTATGGATGTGCGGCTTAAAAGCAAAAACTATCCACCCGGTTGTTTCCACCATGCTTCCAAAAGGTAATAAAAATCTTATTACTTTCCTATCCGAGTGGTGTAATATCAAAAATTCAGTATATCATGGAGAAGCGGGGCTTCAATTTTCTATTAATTCTACCGATGATAATCAGCGGAAAGAACTGTTTGATGGTAAAAGCCTTTCTTTAGCCGAAATATCAGAAATAGCGTCTTTTTTGCCTATGCCAAAAGGAAGAAAATACACATTAAATTTCCCGGTTACGAACCAAACTATATTAGAAGCCAATAAACTATCAAGCCTGTTCTGTAAAGATAAGTTTATCGTAAAGATTACTCCTATACATGAGACTCATTCTGCGATAGAAAACGGATTTGAGGTTAGTGGTTACTCTGATTATGATGTGTACAAAAAATTTGAGCAGCCTCTACTTGATGAAGGGTGGGATGTTATCGTGTTTGTTCCGTCAAAAGAGGAAGATTCAGATCGAATTACTTGTGGGAATGCGATAATAATTGATTCCAAGGAAACATTGTTTTGACATGAAAGCGAAAATAAGAAAAACAGGGGAGATTGTTGATGTTATCGCCTTCAAATCTTCCGAAGCCTGTCCTGAAAAGGATTGGGTACGCTATGTGGATTCCGAGGGGCTTGATCTCATACAGGAACTCAACGCTCTAGAGGATCTAGAGGTTATAGATAAGACGGAGGATAAAGCCGTTGATTGGGAACAACGCAGATATGAGATTGCAAAAGAAATGATGGCAGCGTTTCTTAGTAATTCAAGCAGAGAAGTCTATGAAGGCTCTTTTAAAACACAAGCAGAATATGCCGTAGCTTTTGCCGATGGACTCATAGCTAAATTGAAGGAAGGAGGTGAATCATGAGAAATAAAGAACTAATAGCTCTACTCCAAGAGCAAGACCCGGAAGCGGAGGTAATGATACGCACGTCCGACGATCAATATTACTACGATTTAGTGGAAGTGTTCACGGATAAGGATGGGGATGTCATAATACAGGAGGGGTAAATATGGATAATAAGGAATATTTTAACAACGAATTATAATATGAATCAAATTTGCACGAATAAAGAACAATCATCCCGGCTATTAGAGGCCGGGGTGAGACCGGGGACGGCAGACTTCTATCTGCAACGCATAACGGAAACCGAAGATTGGTCAAGCGATAATGTCCAAGATCAGATAATTGAACCTTGGATGAATAAGCCGGGGCTATTAGATATGGTTGGTCGTTATCCGGCGTGGTCCTTGTCCCGGTTGATTTGGATGATGCCTAAATCGTACCAAGACGATATAGACGGAATGATTTATTACCTATCCGGAAATTTCGTTGAGTTAATGTACGCATCGGACTGGATCAAGGACGGGGAAGGTGACAATACTTACAATTGCGCAAAATCCTTCGACAAAGAGAACCTGATGGACAATGTGGTTGACGCTATCGAGTGGCTCGTCAAGAGAGGTCACTTGAATAAGAAATTCCTAACAGATAAATGCGGCGATTGCCGACTTATCGAGGATGAAGACGCAAACGGGGAAGCTTGGTGTTCATTTCTCCAAAAGCCGGTAAGGTGCGATAGCGGGGCTTGTAAGGATATTTTAGAGAAAGGAGCACAAAATGCGTGAGATTAAATTCAGGGGGAAAGACATTGAGAACGATAATCCGTGGCGTTATGGGTCATTGATAACCTATCCGAGCGGATGCACCTCGATAATAGGGTTTGACAAGTTAGGGAACGAGCTAAACCATGACGTGGATCCTGACACCGTAGGCCAGTTCACAGGCTTAAAAGACAAGAACGGAAAGGAGATTTACGAGGGGGATTTAATAAAAGCTCCAAGCGGACGTATTTATGCCGTTATATTCTCAACATGGAAACATGAAGAGAAAAGAGATTTTCCAAAAGTAATCGACTTGTATGAACATACAGGATGGTGCATATCCCTAGATGGGGTTAATCCATGTGAACTGCTAGACTCAGAGGTGTGCCAAGGAAGTGTTATAGGCTCAGTGTATGACAATCCCGAACTACTGAAAGGAGGTAACCATGAAAGCAACATATAATACCATCGATTGGGAACAGCGTAGGTACGAGCTTGCTAAAAGCGCCATGAATGGTATTTTAAGTGATGAAAATGAGGTGGGTTATGCTTGTTCTGAGGTAAAATACGGGGAAAACGAAAAACATACGATTCCAAAGGCTATCGCTCAATATGCAGTTGCTTGCGCAGACGCACTGATAGATGAATTGAGGAAAGGAGGTGAAAAATGAAAGCAATAACTATTAAACAGCCTTGGGCATCCTTGATAGTCCACGGTATCAAAGACATTGAGAATCGTACTTGGAGAACTAACTATCGTGGACGTGTGCTTATTCATGCTGCTGGTTCTCATGGTAAAAAGTTTAGCGTCGATTTAACTGATGCTCAAATGAAGGCTGCATTTGGTACGATTGCTAAAGAAACAATGTTTGGTAATCTGCCTTTTGGTACAATCATTGGCAGCGTAGAGATTGTGGATTGCGTAGTAAATCATTCATCCATTTGGGCAGAGAAAACAGAAAACTACACAGTCGGCATGAATCCTAAACTGCATGAGAATATTACAGGCAGAAAGGTTGTCTATAATTGGGTATTGGCAAATCCTGTAATGTTTGACAAGCCGATAACAGGCGTGAAAGGCAAGCTTTCGTTTTGGGAATTTAAACAATAAGTATTTCAATGGAAAGAAATATTGATATGGGACAGACGATAGAGGAAGCGGCTCATTTATTTGCTGAAAGCAGGAGTAGCGGTAGTGCATTCCCTGCGTATTATCAGGGATTTATAGCAGGTGCCGAATGGCAGGCAAAGCAATTCCCGTGGATAAGCACAAAAGATAAGTTACCTGATGATGAAGATCTGGTAATAACTGGCTGCTGGTGTACTGATTATTTTAAATACTTACAACAGGGTTGGTATTGCAGAGAATGTAATGAATGGTATGATACTAATGGTGATAAAATTTGTGTTACCCATTGGATGCCTATACTCGATCTGAGGAATAGTATTAACCGAGCCTTCCCTTGAAGGCTCATAATTAAAAAAATATATGAAAGCTAGAGAATTAGAAAAAAACTCACCATCGTTAGATCAGATATATAATATTATAAAAGAAGCGAATAAACGAAACGAGTATAAAATATTTTTCCCGCATTGGGTATACTTCTCAGATGAGTGCAAACTTGAACTCATGAGACAAGGATTCAAAGTATATCAAGGAGAATGGCTACGTGGGGATTATGGATTAATAATAGAATGGTAACAAATAATAAATAAATCATGAAGAATGAATATTTCAATATGATATGCCAGAAATCTACAGAAGGGAAAATGATAATAATGGCCGTTGTTCCGGATAATCTTCTGGGTGAAGGATTGCCTTCCATTTTTGAAGTTCAAGCAGTAAAGCTGGTTCCAACAATTTACACCGGGACCTATCCTACAATCAAGGTTATCTCTGAGACAATCAAAGATAGATCGGATTTGCAAGGTGAAGGTATTAATGGTATAGTCTCCGGAGAAAATTGGTATAATGTATCAAAAGAGGATAAGAATACTTACGGAATTAACATCTAAGAAAATATGAATGATTATAAAGATAAATATGGATATTCAAATCGGAGGAAAATAGAAGTTCCCCAAAGAGAGTTTACCATTCGAGGACATAAGGTGTCTGACATTAAGAGAGAAGATATTGAAAATTTCTGTAAAGCAAGAGCTATTCCACCTGAATGGTTGGTGAGTGAGCTTATCAAAGAAATTGATTAACGTAAAACTAATAAAAACTGAATCATGTTGCAAAGCAAAATAGATAAGGCCATTGAAACCCTACAGAAGTATGAAAAACTTGCTTTGAAATACTCTCCAAGCGGTTTTCATGTGGCTTTTTCCGGAGGCAAAGACTCACAGGTAATCTATGAGCTTTGCCGGATGGCTGGAGTGAAGTTCAATGCCTATTTCTACAAAACGTCTGTAGACCCGATGGAAGTACTTCGGTTTATCAGGTCAAACTATCCCGATGTGACTTGGCTGTATCCGGAAAAAACGATGTTTCAGCTTATTCTTAAAAAGAAGATGTTACCCCTCCGGAATCGTCGATACTGTTGTGAAGTAATCAAAGAACGAAGAGGATTGAATGAACTTGTAGTAATCGGTATAAGGAAAGAAGAAAGCGCACGCCGGGCAAAACGTAAAGAGTTTACTTCCGATTGCAAGCTGGGATGCGATAAACCTTTACTTTCTATCATTCTCGACTGGACAACTTCGGAAGTTTTCGAGTTTCTGAAAATGAGAAATATTCCCGTTTGTCCTCTTTACAAAATCATGGATAGAATAGGTTGTATTGGTTGCCCTATGAATAGTAAAGGCCAACGTTCAGAATTTCGAATGTATCCACTACACCGTCGAGCATATATCAATACAATAGAAAAGCTACGGACTTTATACGGAAAGTACTTAGAGTTCGACTCTGCCGAAGATGCCTTTAATTGGTGGTGTTCCGGAGTAAGCAAAGCCATCTATTTGGCTAATAAAAAACAATTAGAAATTCAATTTTAAGAAGATATGAACATGAAAAAGAAAAAAGTTACAATGCTAGCGATTGAACATTCAAAAAAGGTGTGTGATCCACAGCCAGAATCAATAGACCGGATGGATGTCAGAAGGTTGGTTATGGATGCTTATAGGATAGGTTATAATAAGGCTCATTCCGAGCATGTAAAGTGTATGAGCGATATTGTAAATATGAACTTGTCTGATATAGATTTTCCCGTGTTTACTCATACCAAAGAATTTAGAAATCACTTCGACTTCATAATGATGAAAATTAAGGAACACTTTAACGGAGAAAGATCCGCTATTGTCGATAAAAATACTTGATGAGCCAATCAAATCGAGGAATAAGTAAACTATAATATGTCATGAAGTTAGGCAAGCAAACGATAGTGTTCTTGGCCGTAAACAAGAATGGTGACGAGGTTATCCTTGATAACTTCCCCGTGCGGCAAGGAGAGGTATGGACGGACGAGAGATCGGCGCATGACGAGGAATATTTTTCCGTCGAGGATCACAACTCGGCGATCGTACTTCCAAAAGGCAGTATTTATAAATTAACAAATAAATACTTAACGTGGGAAGACGATCCCATATCTCTTAAATCCGTCATTGAGATAGACTCATTATAACAGGCACATCAAGGCCATCTAAATGCAATAGGTTTTGATCAATATGTCAAAACCTATTACTTATATCATATAATTTTATCGCAAAAAATGGAACAGCAAGATATTTCATTATCCTATGGGATACACCGTTCTCCATCTATTGGAAACGAGGGGGAATTATCAGAATGCGTGAATCTGATACCAAAGAATGGCGAACTGGTGAATATACAGCCTCCAAAAGAACTAGGCATAACCCTTCCGGAAGGATCGATACTTATGTACGTGCATCGGACAAAGGATCTCCTTCACTATATCTTTTTCCAGACGAATGTTTTACGCTATGCGGATACGGACGGAACGACCCATCTTATAGGGGCGAACCAATATGACAAAATTCCCAAAGCTATCACGTCCATAGGAAACACCTTGATTGTAATAAGCGAAGATCCTATAAGATATTTACTTTGGGATGGAGAGTTTTATAAGGAATTAGGAGATAAGCCCCCCTTCCCTATCCTGTCATTCGGATTGGTAGGATCATTGGATAAGACCGAACAATTGTCCGTATCCGTTGATCCTCCCTATAATGGAGCCTTTACGGAAGATCAACTATCAACTATCAGTAATTCCGTGATGGGATATGTCTCAAAATTTATCAGGGAGAGAAGTGTAGATCGAGGCATGTTTATATATCCGTTCTTTATTCGTTACGCTTATAGACTATATGACGGAACGTCTTACATGCAATCAGCCCCGATACTGATGATACCATCGTCCGGAGTAACTCCTCACGTTCCATTTACTATTGACGTGGACACAGAGGATTTTGACGCAAAGATCATTGTAAACTTCATTATATCCTCAGTGGTATGCTCCATTAATTACAAAGTCAGCGGAATGGGGAATCAAAGGGAATGGTGGAAGGACATAGTTAAAAGCCTTGATATATTCATAACGCCGCCAATATACACCTTTGATTATTATGGGGAGATTAATGGGGCACAAAAGATATCAGACGATAACGGTTTCGGGGTGTACTCTATAGGTGGAGGATATTACAATAGGCATACATTCGAGGAAGCCTTATCCATAGCCCTGCCGGGATCAGGTTATACCGATCAACTCGTCTTACCCGGAAAGGCCATGGATAATAAGGTGCCGGATAATTCATTGTTTTACAAAGTAGCAAGCATAGCGTATGAGGACTTGTGCGGTTATAACGGGGGTGAAAGACGCTCTCTAACTTTAGAGGATAATGTGCTGGGATCGTTGCAAAATCGAGAGCAACTTGTTGACGCGGACGGGTACCAGAATTTAGATTGGCTAATACCTGATTATTCCTATACTTATAACCAGCGGTTAAATATAGCTAATATAAAAAGGATACTATTTGATGGTTATCCTCCGGAGTCCATGGTAACGTACAACGACGGTAGCAGCACGTTGAGCATAAAGGTTTTCATAAGAGAAGGAGAAAAGGATATCGTCGTTCAAACATCCTCCTCATATAACCTTGGTATCAATTTGCATTACCTATATTACCCCAACGCTAACGCATACAAGATGGTGATAACACGGAATTCGGACGGATACCAAGCGATCGTTACCCTCTCTCCGCATAACACGCTGAACGGGGCTTACTATTTCGACTCATACGCCCCGATCATATTTAAACCGGGCAGCGATAGCACACCAATATCAACGGACAAGTCGGTCAATATGCCAAACAAGATATATACGTCCGAGGTCAATAACCCGTTTTATTTCCCGTTGGCGGGAATAAACACGGTGGGAACCGGTGAGATCGTAGGTATCCGATCCACCACTAAAGCACTGTCCCAAGGGCAATTCGGGCAGTTTCCCTTATACGCTTTCTCTTCCGATGGGATATGGGCCTTGCAATTATCGGATGCGGGATTGTATTCCTCCATCCAACCTATAAGCAGGGATGTTTGCAATAATCCGGATAGTATCACGCAACTGGATTCCTCGATAGTATTCAGTACCGAGCGTGGCCTTAAATTATTGCAAGGCTCCGATATCAGCCTTTTATCGTCATCGTTGGAAGGAGTAAATATTGATGAGACATTCTTTAATGTCAACCCGGATTTTAGCGATCTTTTCATCCCGGACACGGAAACTTTCGTAGAGACATTGCGAGCTTGTAAGATTGCCTATGATTATACGAATTCCCTATTGCATATTTATCCCAAAGGGACTAGAAAGCATTATGTATATTCTTTGGACACCGGGGAATTCTCCACTTTCGTAGGGGAAGAGGTCAAGGCCATGGCGCAAGATTATCCAAGCTCGGTAGTGCAAATAGGTAACGCCTTGTACTCACTGGAAAAATATGTCTCGGAAGATACCAGAAAAGGCATAGCGATCACACGTGCCTTGACGTTAGGAGATCCTTTCTCTTTGAAGGTACTAGTCGATCTTAGGACGTTGGGTTTACGAAAGGATGAGTCCTCGAAAATCAAGATAGCGGTATTCGTAAGCGCGGATAGGGAAAATTGGTCCCGGCTTAAATCTCTTAGGCAAAGGGCTTTTAAATACTATCGGCTCGTTTATTTCTCAAACCTATATGATTTAGATACATTATCAGGGACAAGGATATTGTTCGAGACCAAGAGAAATAATAAACTCAGGTAAAAAAATTACAGTATTCATTGCCATAATTTAAAAAAGTCATATATTTGTAACTGCAAAATTCGTAATATTTACGTAAATTTTCATAGTTAAGGTTATAAGGATAGTGGGTGCGTGAGCATACGCTATCCTATTTCACTTTTTATTCCCATTTTTATAACTGGCCGCTACCTTCAATAACTCAACAGCGGAATTAGTGTTTTTAGCGTCCTCGAACTTTATAGAGGATACCTTTGGCACCACGAACTCACTAGCCTTTAAATAAACAGCGCATTTATCCTTATCCTTTAGCTTGAGGAAAGCTTTCTTGAACTCTTCCTGATTGTCGATTACGAAATCACGGAAAAAATTCTTTATCTCCGTGTTCTTGTTCCGGGTTCCCTTCTCCCTTCCTCCCATCTTCATATGACCATTCTCAAAACCTTTTCCCATGATTTATAATCTGAAATAAACATCCTTAACCTGTGTCTCCCTTGCCTCGTTTATGATATTTCTTCGATCCTCCTCCTTTTGAGAGGCGTACATCTGTACCCTAGATGGATCTACCATCCTATACCAAAAAGACAATACGCTATCAACCACGAAACGGTGGATATAAACGGCCAATCTCCTCGGATCCCCACGCCATCCTCTTTCCATCACCAAGTTTATGATCCATTCCCTATCATCCTTCACCTCGTCCGTTACGGCACGGCTCTGAACCCAAGGGGAAAACGCCCGTAAATGGCCGGTAGCCTCCGACAATGCGTCATTCACTTGACGAAACATCCAATCCGCCGTTTCCTCCGAGGTCTCCAGCCCAGCTCTTTCTTTCCCGGGAAGGCCCGATACATCCCCTACCTTCCATGTCTCGAAATCCACGTCATACTCGATCTCGCACCTCAATAGCGTTATCGTTAACTCAAATCCACGCATATCGACACGTGGCTGTATGATTTTCCTGTCTCTCATATTTCTCCTGTTTCTATAATGACATCATCAACAATTACATCATCGATATCCTTAAACGGCTTCCTCTTGCACTTTCGCGGGGTTTTCCTTGAATAGGCGGTTTCCTCTATCATGGACGCTATACCCTTTAACTCCTCCTCTATCTTTCCGGCTAGTTCCTCAAAGTAAATCAGGCACCAATTCCAAAGGACGAACCACACCACGTATTTATGGGCCAAGGTCGCCAATGACTCGCTATCATATCCTCCACGACGATCCTTCATGCGCAACACCCAATTCACGGCATCGGTATCCAATGAGTCATCCGAATCGCCGGGTATATCCTCCAAGATACCGGACAAGGAAACCTTTAAGGTCGCCACCGCCTCCTCTATCTTGCGTCTTATAAAAGTATCATCGGCCTCGTTATCATCGGACTGCGAGGAGAATCTTTTACCGGGATCCTCCTTTCTCATATCTCCCAGCCTCCACGTCCACTGGTCTATGTCATGCTTTAAATATGTCCAACCTAGATTTATGTCCATATCATGCTTTTTTTAATAGCGGGGGATTCTTCCTGTATATATTCTTCACGCACATAACGGACATATCCTCCCACAAAGATTTATAAACCCCTATCCTATCAGGCTTCCGATCGGAAAGCCAACTCATCATGGAATAACCTACCAGAGCGTCCAACAGGTTCTCGTCCAATTTCCTGTTGACATTCCAACGTGTATCCTCCGTCCTGACCTCCCATACGAACCCTTTTTCCGAATAAGCGGAAGAGGTTATGATTTTGGCCATACCTTCTTCAAGAACCCTCGCCGCCTGTTCCAGATATGTCCTTATAAGAGGCCTGTCCTGTTCCGTTATCTTTATCTTTAGATATAGGCTTTCCCCGCTATCCCCGACGAGATCACGTCCCTCGAAGCTGGATAGCATCTCGCATTTATCTATCGCCTTTATATATTCAAAATCATATGTCATTTGTGATCCTTTTCTGGCAAAAATAGGGCTTTAGGTATGATTATTTTGTTATTTTGGTTATTCTGACAAAACCAAGTGCTTTTATTCGATTTATTTGCGATTAAAAAGATCAATCATGAAACGACTTATTCCTAAATCACGGTTTTCCCGACGCCCCACGACGGTTGATAGCGTCAAGCACCGCATCAAGATATCAGGCACGGACAAGACCAACATACCTTTACTGTCTAGGTGCCAAAACGCTTGGGAAAACCTTAGCGATTTCAGGGCCACCCGTCTTCGTAATTTCCGTTACGTGTTCGGTGACCAATGGGGTGATATCGTGGTGGACAAGGACGGGAAAAGGATGAAGGAACGTGATAGGATAGCGAGGCGTACGGGAGGGGTCGCTTTGCAGAACAATCATCTTTTCAAGATCGTAAATACTTTGGCCGGGTTATACGCAAAGACCGCTACCCTTCCCGTATGTTTTGCCCGGCAGAAAGACGCGGATACCAAGTCACAGATGATGACGGACGCTTTACAGACCAACTGGGAAAATAACCTTATGAAAGATGTCCTCACCTCCGAAATGATAGAGTTTATTTGCGGTGGATGCGCCGTGGTAACGGAAGAATGGTCTAGCCATGACGATATAGAGGACAGCTACACCTACGTGGTCAACCCTTCCTATTTCTTCTATGAGTCGAAAGCCAATGATCCAAGGCACTGGGATGATTCCTTGATCGGGGAGATCCGTGACTATACATTAGGCGAGCTGGCCTCGGTATTAGCGGAGTCCGAGTATGATTACAGGCAATTGGAGGAGATTTACTCACCTTGGCTCAATCGTATGGAAAATCTGGGAACCCAGCAGACGGATCGTTTCATGGACGAGTCTTTCGACACGCCTCCCGCCGCCGACCTGTGCCGGACCTACCATGTTTGGACACTGGAGAACAAGCCTAGATACCGTTGCGTGGATATCATGGACACCGATGATCCTATATACAGGATAGAGCTTAGCGATCTTCCTGTCATCAAGAGAGAGAACGAGGATCGTATGCGTATGGGAATGTCACAGGGATTACCTCCGGAGGAGATCCCATTGATAGAATACACCTATATAATAGATCAATATTGGCATTTCCAAATGCTATCACCGGACGGACGTGTACTTACCGAGTATGACACGCCTTATGAATATAAGTCTCACCCCTATATTTACAAGCTACACTATTTGGTGAATGGACGGACAGTTCCTTTTATTTCCGTTATCATAGATCAGCAACGATACATCAACCGGCTGATCATGCTTAACGACTTGGCTATCCAATCAGCGGTAAAGGGAGTAAAGATGATCCCTAAAGACTCCGTTCCGGACGGGATGTCCAATCGTGAGTTCGCCGAGCAATTCGTTGAGATCGGATCATTTATTTTTTACGAGCCGTCCAAGAGCGGGAACAAACCGGAAGTCATAACATCGAACTCTACCAATATCGGTACCACGGAGCTATTGCAATTACAATTGAGTTTCATAAACGATATAACGTCCGTGTCGGAAGCCTTGCAAGGGAAAACCCCGTCGGGATCAACAGCGGCAAGCAGATATGCCATGGAAACACAGAACTCCACTACATCTATCGCTACGTTACTAACCAAGTTCTCCACGTTCGAGGCCGAGATCGCTCGCAAGAAGATGAAAACGATCCATCAATATTATCAATCCCCAAGGAACATATCGATGGAGAGATCCGCAGGTTATGCCACTTATAATGAGTATGACCCGAAGACAGTCCAAGATATAGATTTCAAGGTCAACATCAAGGAATCCGCTGAATCTCCGGTAGCTAGAATGATGTTAAACGACTTGGTGAAGGAATTATGGATGGCCGGAGCCATTTCTGCGGAGCAAATGTTATCACTATCATATTACCCCGGATCAGACCAGATACTTCAGTCCATTCAATCCAACAAACAAGTAGTTGAGCAAGGTGGAAATATCCAAGGTGTCCCAGCTGATCAAATGAACGCAATCAACGGACAGGTTAATCAAGATGCGCTCAATAAGGCACGACAAGCCTTGATGTCAGCATAGAGGATAAAGTGTAATATCACTTTCTTTTCCCTTCTATGCTCATTAGGTGCCTTATCCTAGCCTTAATCTCATGAAAGTTTATAGGCTCGAACGACAACGATTCTATAAGGCGGTCTATCTCCCGTCTTACAGAATCGTTTCTTTTCTTGTTATGTGATCGTGTCTTAGTCATCCATGGCACACATATAAATCCAAACCTTGCCTTCAGGAGCGTCATCGTCAAGGAAATAGAAATTTATAGCGTCCTCGATGATCTTTTTCTCGGCATCTGGACCGAACCATTCCGTAAACTTTACTTCCTTGTCGTGCCAGTTTGCGTTAAGAGCAACGTACACGTCCCATATGTTGGTATTTCCCGGGATGCTCATACCTTTTATAGCGGTAGCCACCTGCTCCATATTCCAGTGCTCACCTTTATGTTCTCCCGCCTTGCCTTTATGGTGCATTGCCGCCACGTCCATCTTAGCGAAATGCTCATTATAATGAGGACCGCAAAAAACCTCATGTATATCACGTATGGCCTCGTCATACGTGTCGGGATCTTTCTCTTTTAGACACTCCATAGCCTCGTCCAGCTCGCATATGGCCTCCCACATCTTTTTCTCGGATACCATCCCTTTCGAATGATAGTCCTTCATCAATTCCTTGTATCTCATACCCTGTCATTTATTTTATTCTGTGAATATTGATTTCAGTTCCAGAAAATCCGCTTCCGTTATACGGATAGCGTTAGTGTCACCAAGGATAAAATTCATGAGTCCGTTATCTGGAAGCTCTATCAAGATGGAGCCTTCCCCGATCGTGCCTTTCAAGAAACCTTGCTCGAACTTGTAAGGTTTCATGCTCTTGAATACGTTCATAGCGTCATCGAATAACTCTTCCTTATCGTAATTGCCGTTCTCGTCAGCGACGAACATCTTGAAACCCTCCACCTTATCGGTGATCTCCTTGTCCTTTTGCACGAGGATGTTGTGGACACCTCTTTTCAGATACTTGCCAAGGGGCTTGAAAGCCGTGTTACCGGAGACGAAAGAGTCAACCCTTTCCTCCGCCCATATCTCCACCGAGTTAATTAGCCTGCTTTTTAGCTCTAGAGCTTGTTGCTTTAGTTCCATATGACTCTTTCTTTAATTGTTCCACTTCCTCTCTCAAGGTATTGATAGCATACCCTTGTCTCTTGACCTTATCGATCAATTCGATAAGCATACCTTCCTCACGTGTCATTTTTTACCTCCTTTTCCGCTATTCTTCAATTTAAGGAAGTCGGCGTATGGCATATCGGCGTATTTGGCCGTGTACTCAGCGAACAACGCCATGTTCTTGTTAACCTCCTCTGAGGCCGATTTCTTTATCTTCTTGGCCATTCCCAACAATTCCTCCAAGGCGGCCTTTCCGTCCTTGCTCTCCTCCACCAACGGACGCATGATGCGCATGTATTCACGGTTAAGGATAGCCATTACCTTCTGGTAGGACTGTTGATACTCCGGATTGTTATTGACCATTTCGAACTCGCTATCCGACATCTCGCTAACGAGCTTATCTATCTCGTCCCACACCGGATTACGGCTTTGGGCCTGTTGCGCAGAAGGGTTAAGCATACGTTGCTTCTGAATCTCCATCTGTTGCTGCGCTTGCTGGAGACGCTGAATGTTTGCTTCTATCTCGCTTATATTCGGATTATAAGGGTTGCTACCTAATACAGGGTCACTCCCCCCTAAAAAAACATTTGTCTGCATGATAATACTGTTAGTGGTTAAAAAAAGGAAAGCGGCAAGCGCCCCCTAGGGAGCACAAGCCACTAACTTTACCTTAAGCCGTAGGTGCCGGAGCGGATGCCGGGCATGAGCACGGATTGTAGCTAGGATAGCCTGTTACCGTAGGGGTATTTGGCAATACCAATTCTCCCGTGATCATACGGCTGGTTCTACGATCGGTGTAATTGACACTAGCCGTGAACGCCTTCTCGATCTCGCATTGAAGCAACTTGTCTTGGTAAGGACGAATCGCCGAACCTACAGCCACCTGACACCTCAATTCATCGATCTGAGCCTTCAAGACATCGAACTGGTCTCTTTGGTTCTTGTATAGACCAAAATCAGCGTCTACCTGTGACTTGTACAATCCGAAATCAGCGTCTACCTGTGACTTCCACAAGGCGAATTTCTCGGCGATATCCGTCTGGCGGTGATCGTAATCGGCTTGCATACCTGAGACTTTCAATCCCCACATTGCGTTTGTAAGCGATAACGCCTCCTCACAGCCCTTTTCCCAAGCCATGAACGCAGTCGGAGCGCCTACCCCGGAACCACCACCGCCTCCTGTGGTCGTGTTGATGTTAACGTTCTCCGGCATACCGGCTCCCCAGCCACCGCCGAACAAGCCGCCACGGTTACGTGACACCGCCCAAGCTCCAAGAGCCGTACCAATGATACCCAATGTCAAGCCGGCGTTACCCACGCCCTTGCTTGCGTAATCCTTGTGCTCATCCTCATGGACGATCTCTTTCTCTTTAATGATTTTCTCTGCTTCCATATGTGAAGTTTTTTATGGTCATATCCGGGTTATCCCGGACACCACAAAAATCCAGAGAAGTCCATACCATGGGAAATATCTTGTTCCTAGCTTATTCCTTATTCATTCCTAGTTTGTTCCTGACCTCCCGGTCAAGCATATGTATCATCCAATTACGCCTTATCCTATCTGGAAAATCGTTCTTGATCCTATTAACGCCCCGTCTGGTAAGCCCTGTAAGATCGGCCACAACTTTCTCCGAGTACCCCTTATCCAAGAGTATTATAATGAGGATACCACGGGCGTTAACGCATTCCTCACGGTTAAATGACATCATGTCTACGGGATCAACCCCGCATACCTCACCTGCGATACAAATCACTCGCTTGTAAAACTCTTCGACCTTGTTCATATTCATATTTTAATTGAACATTAATAAAGCCACGCATGTTATATCAAGGAAGCCCCGAAAAACACACATGGCTTGGCTATGTTTTCCTTCGTCCGGGTCGAATCAGAGAAGGAATAGGGGCTTTACCCCGCACGCATTCATAAATAAATATTAAGCTCGCTTGATCGTGAGATTCGGTGGGCTTAACCTTTTTCACCAAATCCTATAGAACCCGCCTATCCCGACATAGGGTGACAAGCCATGCTTTCCGATCCCATAACCGGCTATCGCTCCGATTCCCCATCTACGGGGGGAGATCGTCTTGGTTATATACTCAGTCCTTCTATAAACCTCGATGTAATCAAGATTAGACTTATAGCCGGATATTGACAGCCGGTAATCATCCGTCTTGTACTCCTTTTGAGTTATCGGCACCGGGACATATATAGGTTCCTTAATCGTGTCACCGTCTAATGTAATGTAGACAGGAAAAGGCTCAGGTATTGTTCGTACCAGTGTCTCATAGACCGGGTACGGGATGCTGTCATGGATCGTATCCACCTTGGCGGACGTGTCGGTCTTGGATATCGAATCACTGGCTACATTTCCCCGGACATGGTAGCCAGCCGTGAAACTGGCTACCAAGCACACTAGTATTAATATTGCTTGCCACGGTTTCATTTTGCGATTCCCTCAATACGGATGCGCTCAATAAGGATTTGCCTATAAGCTTCCATCGCTCCGAATTGTGCACGTAGCAATACTTGCTTTTGCGTTGACAATCCCTTGAACATATCCGTACCAAAAAACTTACCTAGCTTTTCTTGTTTATCGGATAATTCGGACAATTCTATTTGGAGACGATTCATAAACGTATCACAGATCTTATAAGCCTTCTCGAATGGCTCTGCTGGACTCCATGACTCGTAACCGTCTTGATACTTCACATGATATCCAGCATTTGACTTCTCGCTTTCGTTAGGTACTCTTCCCGCTTTAAGCAATCCTTTCTCAAAAGCTTCGCCCATTGTCATAGGTTCTGCTTCAATCTGTTTTGTTCCAATATATTTTTTCATCTTATTTTACGCTTACCTTTACAGCGTTAGGTCTTATATTATTAAAGTAAATTCCACCCAGCTATAACATCCGACATTTCAGCCTCTCTCCCATTCTCAACCTTGCTCATCCCGGCCACGATCCGGATCATCTGCTCACGATCGTTGATGTTGATAGGATCATCAGCCGGGATACCGGAGTAACCAGATACAAATTGGATGTACTTTTCCGTATGGTTCTCCTTTGGCGGTGCCCAGCGGGTAATCATATTGCGGATGGTATCAAGGTGATAGTTATTATAGTAGTTTCGCAAGATACGGAAGATGGCCCGATACCCATACGCCATCGTTTCGAATTGTTTAAATGACTTGTCCTTGCTAGGTCGTATCTCGCCTTGGAACAAGTCTCCGTTGATCCGGATGTTTCCCGGGTTGTTGTTTCTAAAACCTCTAGGTATTTTTTTCTCTGCCATTGTTATTTGATTTTATTGCTATATTTGTGACGCTTTGTTAACCTTGCTATCCTCCCTTGCGAAAGACAGGAAGCTAAAATTTATTCGGCTCCCCTATCCTTTTGGATCTGGGGAGCCTTTTTTATTCTTTGTCTTGTTATACTCATCCAAGAAATTGACCTTATTGATGAATTTTACGGCGGCAACCCAATACAAGAAGGCTATCACCTTGTTATCCGGGAATACCTTGCCCATGTTCTTTAAGACATTGGTCCCGTAAAACCATATCATCGCCCACGTGATCCAAGACACGAAAGCCTTGGCGTTATCCTCCGATATATCCATCATCACGCCTATCCAGAACGAGATGATTATGATCAGGAAATAGACTAACATGTACACCCAGCTACGGATGAACTTGCTCTTCCGGAAATCCCCGTGATCCGCAGCCAACCCCCAGAACGTATCGATGAAAGCCAGCGACAGGATCACCACCAAGAAGTTCTCGATCGGCGACACGAAGTCCATCGCCGTGACAACGGCGGCTATGGCGATGGATTTTAACCATTTGGATATATCTGATATGTAGAATAAATAATACATAAATAGTTGTTTTTATATCACCGTTAAAACTTATTCACCAAATAAATAATAACATATTTATTTGGAATTCATACTAAAACAAATATTTAACAATGAAAATCATATAACAACTTATTTTTATCTACATAAAACTTTGCCTCAGTATAAGAATCGAACTCTTGGTACGTAATGCCAACCCCCGGGTAAACCTCAGCACTGTCGCCTTGTTCAGTTAATGGAAGAATCATCCTATTCCCAATATGCAAAACCTTGAATCTTTTTAATAACTTATTCATATTATCTGTTTATTAATACTGTATAACCCTTATTTTGAAGATTTAACACAGCTTCATCCGAAGCGGAGGTTCTTTCACCTGTAGCAGAAATTAACTTTTTTGAAACTTTATCTGGCACAACACAAGCCGATTGATCAATAAGCATCTGATCAATGTTCGAGATTCTTGGAGATCCATTTATCGATATAATTTTAGCAGAAGAAGATCTTCTCGACCACGTAAAACTACACGAACTATTAAATACATCTAAATATGAAAGATTGTCTGGAACTTTAGCTAAGTCTCCTACAAACGAACCATCATCTAAAACAGCTGAAGTAAGATTTAACATCTTTGAAAATGAAGAAACATCCCCAGTTATGTGACTTAAAGATATCTCTATGAGACTTATGCAATCAATCAAAGAGCTCAGATTCCCTGAGATATTTGTACCATATAAAAAAAGATTTGTCAACTTATCGAAAGCTCCTAAATTAGACAGATCTCCACTTACTTTGGTATTATTAAGTGATATACTTAAAAGACCTTTAAGATCTTTAATAGCAGAAAGATTTCCACTTACTTTGACATTATTAGATAGAGAAAGATATTTTAAATTAATCATTCTATTAAAAGAGATAATATCGCCATACAACTCACAATTACTACCATAAAATAAAGCAAGATTATTCCATTTCAAAACACTACTTATATCCCCATAAATTTTTGTATTATTAATATTTACATTGATTATCTTTGTTAAATTTGATAAATTGGATATATCCCCATAAATGGACGTACTTTGGAAATATATAGATTTTATATTATGAGATTTTTCTAACGCAATTATATCACCATACACATTAGTATTATTTGCATAAATATTCTCTATATACGGAAGATCACTAAACGATTTAATATCTCCTTTTAACTGAGAATTATTCATAGATATTTCTAAAAGATCTTTAGAATAATTCAATTCATCAACAGACATTTCTTTATTATTATTATGAGCCGTAAACTCTGTAGGAGTAAAAAACAATTTACATAACGAGTATTTTTTTATCAGCCCTATTTCTACGTCATTATTGCTTACATAAACTGATGTAGTCTCCCAAGCTTTCACAGATATCTCCTTCCCTTTGTTTTCTGTTAGTGTAGCATCTGTAAAATAGCCATCTCCAACAATATACAATGTTGCATTTTCTGTAAGATAAACAGAAAAACCTTGGGTAGATCCTGTCGGACTATCAACTTTATGAATTTTAAATCGCATTTCACCGATTTTTCTTAGGGAAGCATCTTTTACTTCTCCTTTTAATCTTGTTACTAAACACACATTCATGATTTTATGTTTTAATATTATTTATATTTATATATTTTATCCATATTAGATAAATTCTTATCTATCCATTTTTCTACCCTATAAATATTATCACAAAATTTAAATGTCTTTATAGGGGAGTATGTACTTATTGTATGTGGATTATTCGTCGGTAATGCGATCGTATTTTTTATACATTTAAATTTAAAATACCCCATAATTTCGTTTAATCCAAAGAACACGGTTTCTCCAACAGCGTATGAAACCGTAGCATCAAACGTTTCTTCATGTCCTATTTCAAAATTGCCATTATCATCCTTTACAATCTCCCAATAATCTATTCTAACCTCACTATTACTTATACAAGGAGTTTCTGGCCATTTACTATATTCTTTCTCAAAAAAACTAGTTCCAATACGCATGGTCCAATCTTTTAGCAATCCGAAAATATTTTTACTAGTTGCGATTCCAGCATCAGCTAGATTTGCGTATCTAGTATTTAATTCATCTGAATAATACTTTACTACATAACCATTTGGTAAATACAATGATGAGCTAATATGATTTGTAAGTACGTCTCTTATTAAAGTTCCTGAAAAATGAGCTCCAAAAGCCATGTCGCAATCGTACAAACCAACAAACCACTTAATACCATCGTACGTAAACCATTGCCAATTACTACTAAATCCATCTTCATTTCTGATCAAATCGGAAACGATCATGTAATCTATTATATTATCTTTGTCAAAATATACTTCATATACGGATTTAAATGTATTTAAATCATCTTCAGTCTTACCTGACTGCTCATATTTTTCCATAGCTGTTTTTATAACACCAATAGAATCAGAAAAATTATATATATAATTCTTAACTTCGGCGGTAATTCTAAGACGTTGTTCTATCTTACTAGTAATTATAGATCCGTCTGGAAGACTTCCTGTTTCAATCCAAGCATTAATTTCATCATACCCAGCTATTTCTTCTTGTTTTACATCTGCATCATACTCTTTACCTTGAAGCGTATATAGATTTTTGGGATTACGAACCTCAAATTTTTCCCATTTTATATTATTTCTTCCTCCAAAAAGTGTTTTCTCATTCAACAATCCATCTAGATGTACATTTTTAGCGTTATTTTTATCTAAATGATAGTTCTCTCTGCTTTTCTTTAATTGCCATGAGAAAATACCATAGAACGTCCCATTAAGATAACAAGCCACCGGGAACCCATCAGGAAAACATCTAGCTCCAGTATCCGTTTGTAACGAATAATCGTCAACAATAGGATTTCCTAAACTGGTCGCAGTAGCTTTTATCTTGCTCATATCAATAAGGGCTTTTTTCCATGGTCGATCCGAGGTATTCCCACGACTTTTAACTATTTGATCATACAATTTATAACAAACCGGACAAACACCACGAAAAAAATCAGTGTAATAAGCCTTCATATGAAAGCTATCCTGTGGGACCCATGTTCCAAACCTTATGTTTGGAGTATCATCACCTATCCATTCATCATCACAGAAATCAAATGATGCATTTTTTTTAATGAACTGCATACTGCTGTTACCTTGGGCGTTTGCTACAACTCGTTTTTTAAAATAATTACCTTGCATGTCCCAAAATTCTAACCACGCATTTAAGTCTTGACCCTTTTGTGTTGGCATGGAATCAATACCTGTAATATTTATTATAGCAAAACGAGGCTCTGGTATTTGAATAAAAGAACTATCACTCCAATCTATAGGGGTTTTTACATCAAATCCAATATCCAACAAATATTTTTTTATATCGTTTACACTATTCCCCTCTAATTCGATATTACTAACAGACAATGTTTCTACTTCTAATCCACGCTCATGCTTAACACCATCCTTATCCCTATATGATAAAATTTTACCATCATTGTCTAATGTAATCTCTAATCTATTTTCAAAATCTTCTTTTTTATCTATTTCTTCTAATATGGTTTCTGATTTTAAATTATACAAATAGTGGCTTCCGTCTGGAAAAGTAGCTCCTAATATTTTATATTTATCGTCTAGCTCCACTTGGAGAAACTCTCGAATATCGTAATCCCATTGTACCGGATATGATTTATTAGTATCATCAATCATGCTAATAATTTTATCTATATCTTTGATTAAGTCACGATTCAATATTATGGGATGACCATCATCACTTTTAATTCCAAACAATAATTTACCATTTGAATCTATAATGGAATAGATGTATTCTTTTTGTTGCTCTTGAGTAGTTCCAGACATTTCAATCAAGCTCGTCTCCCTTGCGTCCGTGCCAATCCACGCCCCCGCCTCATGATCAACCGTGAACTCGTACAAGAGACCGCCGTAATTAACGATCTCGCCTTTTACGTAGGGCTTGGTATCGGAGAAGACTGGGTACGTGTCTAGGCCGACGATGGATGAAACAGCCTTTTGGCTCATGACCTCCGTCTCGCTATTCCCGATCGTCTGAACCACACCGGCGGCTATGCTTTGGAAAACCCCGTTATCCACCCATCCTGAATCGTTATACACGTACATCCGGTATATAGGATTCTTATGTTCCGTGTCCTCAGCCGCGTACGTAGGGCCTACCATGTAGATATCACCCTGTTTCACGCCCGTAGAGGGCAGGGCTGAAGAGGTAGCGACATACCCCTTTATATATAGGTCTTGCGTGAACGGCTTTGACAGGTCAGACCATGTTTTCTGATCCCGTGATATCTGGATCTTATTGTCTTGAAAGCGGAACCAAGCGGCGATATACTCAGAGATCTCATTCCATACCTCTCCATCATACGAGTATTGAAGCTTGTTATTAACCGTGCGAAGCATGGGAGTAAGCCCATTATCCCCTTTAGGTCCCTGCGCCTTGAAGCCGGAATCAACTCCATCTTGAAACCAATTGCCGTTAGAGCCTATGGTTATGTTACCCCCGACCGGGAGGGCGTCCGTTATCCTAGTCCAAGAGGAGTCAAGACGGAAGAAATCATCGGCGATACAAAGATCATAGGAGAGCTTCTCCGTTATCGTCTCATCCTCAAGGTTCTTGTAAGTGATTATGATACCCTTCCTTCTCATCCAGAAAGGTAACTGTACGCGGGTATCCCCCGCCGATCCCATCCAAGGCAAATACACGTTGTTGCATTTCCACAATATGGAATCAAGCCTCTCTTTCGTCCTAGCGTCATATACGGCCTGAATGTATGTCAACGGATAGATCGGAAAACGCTCGTTCTTATCCTTGGCCAGCTTGTCTAGCTGCTGTACGCTATCCCTCTCGTAACCCTCGCAAATATCTTTTCGCTCTTCCATGATGTATCGTGCTTTAGTTCGTTATACGTAAAATATGTTGTAGCCGGCGTTAAGCCTCAAGATCAAATCAAGGTCGTTAGCCTTTGACCAATCCTCGCCATCCTTCTTGTAAAGGGCCAGCTTGAATACGCTCGTATTATCCAACTGATCTAATTTATAGGTATTCCCGGCCAGATAGAAAGGCTTTCCTACCCTTATGCGCTGGTCGCCGTTCTCCGTAAGATCAATGTTCTTACGGCCTTTGTACAATGTCCTTACCTTCGGCTTGTAGATACTGAATACAAGCTTAAATATCTTTCTGATGATTTTGTATATGAATTGTCTCATGATTATAATGTTTTAATGGTTATACGGTAGCTCCGGTGGCGTCGACCCAGTTTGTGCCTGTCCACCAGATTGGTTTGCTAAGGGTAGTATCAAAGTACATTAAACCTATAGGTATATTTTCAGTGGGTCTTTTAAGTGTAGTATTACCTAATAATGGTGCGCATCTTATATTAAATTGAGAGTCTATACACATTCCTCTAAATTGACTTGCCTTTAATATCGCACCCCCAAAATCTACAGATTCATCCGAATATACTATGGAAGTGATAGCCTTACCTATTGGTCCTATTACTTCTATAACTTTACGAGCATTTGGGCCATCAGAACCATAACCCATATACTTGATTTGGTTATTGTCTTTATCCAAGAACAAATAGGAATAATCTTCTGCTTTATAATTAGAACAAATTACTTTCTCAGGTTTTATAGCAAAATTAGCCGATTTAACACGTTCTTTATTATCATAACTTTCAGTTAAATTGTTCCAAGCACACCTCAGCACATTATCAGCATTAAAATTAGCCCACAGTGCCTGCTTACCATATAGAAGAATTTGAATAAAGAAGTTCTCAATAGCTTTACCCTCTTTTTTTCTTGTATCTAAAACTACCCCTTCAAGATTTGAAGTTTCACTTTTACTATATCTAATTCTATAAGATTGGTCAAGTGTGTTATCTTTCCATTCTGCTATTTCTCCTATTCTAGCAATATTTCTTACGTTTTTATACTCACGACTGACAGACGTATAATGAACTAACTCTGGATTCATTAAAGATCTTGAAGAGATAGAAACTTGAATTCCATTAATAATTGGCCTTTCACCATTACAGTAGGCTACTAAATTATCTGTAGATATTTTTGAAGGGTCTTGATGTACTCCCTGATTAATATAGACAATAATATTGTTATAAAAATTTACATGATTCCACTTTTCATATATAGCCATTCCTCCATTTTCTATTCCTTTTACTATATCCAAATAATCTAGATTAGCATCTGCTTTGATTATTGTATCTCCATAAAAATTATTTATGATGTTATTTTCTCCTTCCGAATATATTCCTATACGTGGGATTATACCACCTTTAAATGAACTTGATGTTGCTTCTTCTTTACCCCAAACGTGTAGATTTTCAATAAACCACCCTCCAACACCTCCAATTCGTAAACATATAGGATAATTTACAATTTCCATGTTTGTTATATACCCATCTGAGGAAGTTATATTCATTCCGTAAATTCCTGATAAATCTTCTCTATTATCATAACCGATGCTGCTTGTAACTACTATTTTTATACCAGAAAAAGTGTTAGCTCTATTACATTGAATACCACCAGCAAAACAATCTTTTATATAGATGTTACTATAAAAAGACGTATTACTATATGTAATAAGCCCTATTATTTGATTATTATTTCCCTCTAATATAAAATCTTTATAAATTCCTTGCGTATACCCTACTGTATTAGGTATATTAATTAAACTATCCCCATTAAAGTTGTTACCTGCTTTTATAGTTGCTCCATTCCCGTATATATTTACTGGTTTATCTATTAACCATTCTCTACTAAGAATATAAACACCCTGACATAATGCTATTGTACAATGATTAATTTTGCTTTGTGCATTATGCCAATCTCCACTTGTTATATTATTTGCAAGGTTTGAATTTCTCTTTATGCAATCTGAAAACTTAACAGCTGATATAAAGGCATCAGTACAATCTGTTGATTCATTTGGTATTGCCCCAAACCACTCTGTATATATATATTTAGCCATGGTGGTTCCTTCAAAAACTAAATTTCTAAATATATAGTTTTCTTTAGACTCTATTACCGTGTTATTAAAAATAATCTTTCCATTTTTCAAACTCCCCCCTTGGAAATCCAGCACGCAATTTTCAGGAATAACTATAGTCTGCCCGGCTAAACAGTAGTCATATTGGATGATATAGATGGTGTTCGGCTTTCTCATCATGTGCTGCGTGAGCGTGTTCACGCCGTTCACGTAATGCTTCCGGAGATACACACGTCCCATGCCGGAGTAATCCTTCGGTGCGTATTCCTTATCTTTCAGTTTCAAGGTCTGGTTTTCCGAAACGGTTATATCCTCCTCGTCCGGAAGATTGGTAATGCTCTTGTTACCTATCAATTGCTTCGTAGCCTCGGAAAGATCGTCCGGATCGACGGAACCGGGCTTCAAGTCCGTTACCTGTTGGTTGGTGATGTCGATTATCTCGTTCCTCAATCCCCTCCGGGTGATATACGTATCACGGATAACGTTACCCTCATGGTCTCTCCAAGCACGGTCTACCGTGATCTCCGGGGTAAGGTCGATGTCCGGCTTGAAACCGGCGGGACGGGCTGATACCGGGGCGTGGCTCTTGATCTCATCAACGACATCCCCCATATTATTAACTTTTTCCTCCGCTTCCTCCACACGCTCACCAAGTTTTTCCGTATCTTCCCGAATATCCTCTATGGCATTGTCTTGTGCCTCCAACTCATCGGTAATGGCCTTTTGGCTCATGGTATCAACCTCGCTATCACCACGGGAATCGAGTACGCTTACGTAACGCTCATGCTTCAGCCACTCTCCTTCCGTACCGTTCCAGTCCCCACGTAATACGGCCAGCTCGTATGAGGACAAGCCATCATAGCCATAAGTGGCCGTAGAGGTCTTTACTTTCAGCACGACGACGCCTTCTCCGATATTCGTAGCCTCGTCCTCAAATTCGGTAATAGAGAAAAGATCCTCTTTCTTGGAGCGGCATACGCTTCGTGTATCAAAGACATGATCCATATTCTTGACCCATATCGCCTCGATAGAGTAAGTTCCTTCTTCCAACCCTGAAGGAATGTCTACATAAAGCGTACCTTTGTCCGCTCTCGCTTGAAGTAGATATTTCTCCCGGTTGCCTAATAGAAAAACCTTTACATTAGATCGGGAGAAATCCTCTTTCACCGGGCTTATCCCCTTGTAAATAGTCCACTCTACCCGAATTAACCTGTCCTTGAATATGTATACCATGATTCTATAGTCTTGTTATTGATTGGAGTTGGCCCCGGATGGATTGACACCCATAAGAACCAACGCTTGATTAAACATACTGTCCGCATGCTGATCCATGTAAGTAAGCAACGTGAGGCCGGATATATAATAGATCAGCGCCTTTTTCAGCTTGGGGCTTACCTCCAAGCTATCCGTTATATCCTCGTCCGTTATGATCCCGATCTCGAACGTGTCGGATTTATCCTTCGCCTTATATAGCTCCAATGTCTTACCCGGCCTCATGGTCAACGCCAGTTTAGGTCTTTCCCATGTCCCCGTTGCGTATGGATCCGACAGCGTGGCGTATTCCTTATCGTTCCAATAGATAGGATCAGAAATAAATAAAGGCCATGATGATAGCCTAGCGTAACAAATCCGAGAGTAGTTCTCCGGCAAGCTTACATGAGCGACAAGATCGTCCTCTATAGTTCCGTCCGTTATTATCTTGTTAGGTTCCAACAGGCCCCAGTCCGCGTTACCGTTCACGAAGCGCAACGCCTCCGATATCTTGGACTTGATAATCGTGTCCATTTCCTCGTTATCCTGCGTTCCTAGGAACTCAGCGTCATTAAGCCCGATCTCGTCTATGCAGATCTTGACCTCACTCACTATGTCGCTCACGCTAATATCCATATCATTTCATGTTCGGGAACGAGACACTTAATTTATCCTTTAACTCCTCGAGCATATCATCGTTCTCCACCTTATAGCCCATCTTGGCGAAATAGTCGATAGCGTCATTCACGTTCTTTACGGTCTTGACCTCTTTCACTTGTTTTTCCCTGCCTCTCGAGTTCCTCATGACCGAGACACCAGACACATCATCGTCTTTTAACGTAGAGACGAGCCGGATAGACGTACCAAATCGGCAATCATTCTCGATAGCGTCTTGTACGAAAGGGTTGCTAGTCCGTAGCAAGGCGTTCTTGCCATTGATGAAATTACCGCCCTTGAACTCCATGCTGACCCTTGTGCCGCAGTATATAGTACGGAGCATGCAATTATCCTTGCCTACCAACTCATATGTTTTCGTGATCATTCGATTGATTTTATTAGACCCACCGTGCGTTTGCTCCGGTGGGTCTTGTTTGACAATATTACAGTTTACACGTTAATCTCTCCCTTGTATGGTTTCCATGCGGTACCGTCATATACATACAATCCGACGGCGTGCGTATCGTCCGCTACGGTCAAATAAACCACATCGTCCTTTTTCGGTGTAGATACGGAACTCAGGGAAGCCACGCTGGAAACGACTGTGTCAAGCATAGACAGCTTATATCCGCTCACTGTCACGTCCGGACCGATCAGCATCGAGTTATAACCCGTAAGCATCAAGCAGTCATCCTGAATATAATATTGGGATTTGGCCTCCCGTACCTCACCGCCTTCTCCCTTGGAATGATCCACGGTAAGAGTCTTTCCTTTTTGGTAGTAATAACGCTTGGCCTCGGACATCGGGAAAGCTACGGCGCATTCCTCATATCCAAGATCGTCAAGGGCATGCTCTACCTTGAAGTTCAACTTTCCGAAAGTGGTCTCAAAAGAGGAGATATCGATACCGATATTCTGTTTCTTGACGAATGAGATATCCTTATGTTTCGTGAAATCGATGTTCAACAACTTCTCGATGAACTTGGTACCGCAATACACGTCCATCTCGTTCGTGTTTGAGTACTTTCCGAAAAGCATACGGGTGATACCGATAAGATCGGCGAACTCCAATGTCGAACCGATCTGGTAACCCAGCCGTAATTGTCTCAACACGCCTTTCTGGGCATACACGTATTCGGTACCTGTTTTCTTGGAGCCATACTTCACGAACTTCGTACCTACGCCGATCAACATCGTGCGTGTACATTTCTTGCGGAAATTAGACAAAGTCCAATCCTTCAAGTCTTGCACGTTCCACTTAGCCTTCTTATTGATACGCTCGAAGAATTCCGTCCACGTGATCGGACATACCTTCTTCTGCAAGTAGGCGATCTCTTTCTTGGGATAAGCGGAATCCGGGGCGATCTCCACCTCACTCTCACTCATGGCCGGTGCCATGATGTGCAATCCGGTACCCGCTTTCAAATCCGGCACATACATGTTTTTTCCTTCATCCAACGGGCCATTAAGAGCGGAAACCATAATACCGTTAGCCTTATCCGCGGATATGACATAGAGGACTAACGGACTACCGTCAGAATTTCCGTTCTCATCATATCCGGTTACGCCGTCTACCAAGACAGTGTTGCACTCGGCAAATAACTTCTCGTCATTCTTATACAAGCTTAGTTTTACCTCAGCGTCCTTTTCCGTGTTGGTCACCGCCGCCTTGGTAACGCAATCCATTATAGCCTCGCCAATATTGTAATGCTCCGGTTCCTTCGTGTTGACATGGACTTGCTTGGCGAGCTTGAGGAAATCCGTGTGCATGGGATATTTGTACGCTTGAAATTTACTGACGTAATCCTCTACCTTGTTCTCGGCCAGATCAGCGTCAGTGACCGCAGATCCGGTAGCCCCCTGCCCCTGCTGATCAATACCCTTACCTGCTGCGTCCGGGGTCGCGTTCTCCAACGGCTTGCCATCATTGGGATCCGTATCACTTCCATTCTCCCCGATCTCCACGGCCATAGCCGCTCCACCGGTCAATACCGCCAAGACAAAGAACAAAGCCTTGACCCAAAACATCTTGTCTTTAAATAATTTATTCATCGCAAAAGTATTAATTGTTATTATTCTTATTATAAAAAAGGATTGTTCACGTCTTGCGTAACCGGCTTCTCCTGCCGTGCTCCTTGCCTTCCTCTCGGTCTTTCCTGCTTACCGCTAAGATCCTTTAACTTGTCGGTAACTTTCTTGTTGATCCCTTCCGCAACGCCTTCCTCCCGCGCGGCCTCCACGTCTTGGTTATAATTCATTCCCTTGGCCATCATCTCGAAAATAGACGGGTCCAATTTACCGACGATCAAGTCATCCATGACTTGATACATCTTGCCTATAACCTCCTCCGCTTGATCATCGGAAAGGCCCATCTCCGAGGCTTTCGCCCTAATCGCTTCCACGCTAGCCGGCATATTCTCCGACATTTGTTTCTCGATCTCGTCCTGTTTCGCCAGTTTCTCCAAGTAAGCGTTATGAGCGTCGGCCAGCTTTTGCGAATAATCGGGATCATCGACCAAGGCTTTTAAGTCAAGCCCCTTGTTCTGTACCATCCACACCACGGGATCGAAATCATCCTGATCCCTAGCGGCTACCATCAACTCGGCGAAAGCAGGACTCTTCGATAGGTTCTCCCGCATTTTCTTAGAGTTTCCCTCGTAACCCTCATACTCGTCCATGAACTGGTTGACCGAGCCGTAGTAAGCCTCCTCGTCATCCATGTTAAGATCCGGATTCCGTTTGGCGTATCTTTGTCTGAATCTCTCTTTGTTAGATATATCTGCCATACCTTAATCGATTTTGTTTTAGGCAAAGGAAAATAATAAGGTATATCCGTTTTGTTATTTTGATTATTTTATTTAACCCATGAACCCTAAGAATAATCAAACATGTGAATCTATTTTTTATCTTTGTGATGTTCACCAAAACAAGCGTTCTTTATGGTTAATGGCGTAGATTTCATCCCAGAGCGGGACATGGAGCTTTACGAAGCTTATAGACGTGCTTTGAAGATGAGGGAAGTGAAATCCCACCGAGAGGCGGTAATGAGGGCTATATCCTCACATGCCTCTAGGTTCTGGATCTCCACCCTTCAAGCGTATAGGGGAATCCTGCTGATCAGGAAAGGGAAGACCAAGGAAAAGGGTCGATCGATCAGGAACAAGATGATCGATGACATTTATGAGATTTACAAAGAGCTGGAGAAAAAGAGAGAATTCAAGGGAAGCTCCGTTTATTTCATCACCTCTTTCGCGGTCTATCAAACGGCCCCCTGTTTTTACATATCCTATTCACGGGCGTTGGCGATAATTCAACGCATCAACCGGGAAAGGAAAAATGGAAGGTAAGCTAAAAAGACTGATTCCTTCATTAATAATCGCCTTGACAAGCGTCATACTCCAACTCGCAGGTAAACATTTCTATTTCGATACCAATTCCATACCATACGACCATTTCCTTTACACGTTCACCCACGCAAACATCTTTCATTTATCATTAAATCTTATCGCCTTATTCCAGTTTAAGCCTCGTGTGAAAACATGCCTGATCGGTTACGTGTCTTGCGTCTTGGCCTCGTTCGTACCACTAGCCTCATTGCCGGTTCCTACATGCGGCATGTCCGGATTTATCATGGGATGTTACGCCCGCAGATATCACGCCTATAAACTAAGCCTTTGGAGAATAATATTGAGCAATATCGTCATGGCGTTTATCCCCTTATTCAACTGGAGGATACACTTGCTGTCATTCCTAATAGCCTATATCATCTATGGAGTCATACAGAAAATTAGCGTTCACGGAAGAGGTTGAGTCTATATTGGCCGAGAATAACAAGAGGCTGAAAAATATATTCGGCACGCATGACCAATTCACGGGGCGTGGAATGGAGGGGCATATCCATAGGGTTGTCATAGATGATTACCCCATAAGGGTGCAGTGGCTTACCGAGGAGGTTTTCAAGAACGATCTGTATCAAGATGTTCTGAAAGCTGGTTCCATAAAGGACTACACGATAAGGTTCAACGAGCTGTACCCGGATTCAGATGGGATAAATGAGGAGGACGTGGCCAACATGCTATTTTGGGCTCGTTGCTCGAGAGACCCGTCCTTCGCCTTTTTCTCGTTATTTAAGATCAAGTCGAAAGAGGCGGGAGAAATGATCCCCTTCGAGCTTAATTACGCCCAACGTTACGTGCTATCCGTTCTGGAGGAAATGAGGCATAAGGGAGTCCCGATCCGTATAATATTATTGAAAGCCCGGCAATGGGGAGGTTCCACCTTGGTACAGCTCTATATGGCGTGGATACAGCTATTCGTCATGGAAGGATGGTATTCCGTAATTATAGCCCAGACGAAAGATACCGCCAAACGTATCAAGGCCATGTATAAAAAGGTTCTCGATAATATCCCGGGATTTATATATGGTGTTGACAAGCTACAATTCGCCCCTTACGAGCATTCGGCGTCCGACTCCATAATCACCGACCAGTCCGGGAACAAGGTACGTGATAACGTGATAACCGTGGCATCTTATGAGAATTTCGAGTCAACACGTGGTATGGACTATGCCATGGCCCACTTCTCGGAGGTAGCCTACTGGAAAACAACGGACGGCAAATCGGCGGAGCAGGTTATAACAAACATAGACTCGAATATATTGGAGAGACCGTTGACCATGGAAATCTCCGAGTCTACAGCTAATGGCATGGCCGGTTATTTCTATGATGAGTACCAAATGGCCAAGGAGGGCACGTCATCCCGTAAGGCGATATTCATACCGTTCTTCTTTATCGAGAACGACATGATAAGATTCAAGGACAAGAAAGAGACCCGGCTTTTCATACTGGATCTATTAGAGGGAAGGGATGTCACGACCTCCCCTAATGACAATAGCGAGCCGGGACAGTATCTATGGTCTCTATGGGAAAAAGGAGCTACGCTGGAGCACATCAAATGGTATATCAAGAAAAGGGCCTCGTTTCATGATCACGCCTCGATGGCATCCGAGGCACCATCCGATGATGTCGAGTGTTTCAAGTATTCCGGTAATCTCGTGTTCAATATCTATACGATCGAGGTAATGCGGGAAAGATACGTATCACCCCCGGAGTTCATTGGCGACATATCCCAATCAGAGAAGACCAAGAGGATAATTCTCACCAAGAATCCGAACGGCCTGTTGAGAATCTGGAAGAGGCCCGATGATACAAGGACATCCAACGAGTATCTTGTCATCGTCGATGTCGGTGGACGTAGCAAGAACTCAGACCCCTCATGTATAACAGTGATAAACAGATGGAATTTACGATTCAGTGGAGGAAAGCCGGAGGTGGTAGCCAGATGGCATGGCCATATACGATACGATTGGCTCGCCTACAAAGCCGTCAAGATCGCCAGATACTACAAGAACGCCCTTCTCGCCTTCGAGAGCAATACGTTTGATAAGAAAAAATCAGAGGCATCCGAGTTCGTGGAGGAAGGCGATCATATTCGTGGCATACTGAAAAAGATAGAGGATATCTACCCTAATCTTTACATGCGAGCGGCGACGGATCCCGAGGACATAAGGAACGGCATATACAAGAAGATAGGCTTCCAGACCAACAAAAAGACCAAGCAGGACATGGTAGATAATTTCATAGTGGCGTTCGAGGACGATATGTTCATAGACCCGGATGAGCGCATGTATAAGGAGGCATCCAAATACGAGCAACGTCCGGACGGTAGTTACGGGAATATTCCCGGTCGTGGCAATCACGACGATATATTGATGACAGACATGATAGGAGCGCTCATATCAGAGGATATGCCTAAGCCTTCTATAATCAAAGAAGAATCAACGGGATATCTTGATTCATATCCCAAAAATGAGTCGAGTTTATAGCGTGCGCATGAACGTTTCCCCTGTAAAAATCAATATTAGATAAATAAAATACGACTTATTTTTTACTAATATAAAATAAATAGAGTATATTCGCGTAGTCACTGATTAGAATATAAGACGTGACACACATTGTGGCGTTAAAGATATCGTCTCCTATAAAGACCTAAATTCCCAAAATTTATAAACATAACAGGGAGCCGATAGCAACAATACGCCCACGTTATTTGTATATATAATCTATATATAAGACGTGGGCCGTTGCTTACTACCTGTTATGTTGGCGTGGGGACGCCGGGTCTTGGTAGTTGCGACGGCGCCACGTTTTTTTTATGCGTATATGGTATGTTATATATTTATAACCCCTTATGGCTCTCATCCGTGATGGACTGGAGTCATTACTTAAAGATATTACACTAGGTTGTATTCATAAAATAATTTTATCAATGTCATACCGCTCTTTCGTGAGAACCAGAGGTATATTTATGTCAAGGGGATAGCTTTGGAGGATGGGGGCACACTCCTTTCCTTATGGCATAAAATATAGTTTGAATAAATATTTCCCGCTTCCCTTGGGTGGTATTGGGAAGCATTTTAAGACGGATATACCCACCGTTGCTATTCCGGGAGGATCGGCAATGATGATTAAGTATGTCTTTGTTTAGATATGGATTTAGATATTACAAACGCTCTAGTTCGTGAGAATCGGATCGTTTAAGGTTGTCTGAAAACCATTCATATAGATTATAGTTAAATAATAAAAACTCCCTTGTCCGTGAGGATTTGGGGAGTTTTTTATTTTTTACTATTCCTCGGGATAAAACTAAAATAAAATATGCCGTAAAACATGCCTCCTGCGGGATAACGGATGTGAAGATTGGGTAATTTTGCAAAAAAATATAAATACATAAAACATGAGCGAGGAAACATACAGAATATTCAAGGTGATCTTTATGTTCATAATACTTTCATTAATATCATGCAATAAAGATATTAGGTATGTATACGAGAATGAGGTAACTGGAAACTATTGTATTGACGGATCTTGCAAAAGACTGAAAAATGACAGAGCCATTACGCATGATATAAATTCATTTACATATGATATTACAAAAGATCTATGTCCTTTATGTGTAAGAGACAAGGATAGAGATTATATAAAATCAATTATTAATTTGAATATAAAAAACAGAAAAGAGATAATATATAAAAACAGAAAAGCTCTTTACAAGAGCTTAATAAAAGATGGGCATATAAATACAAACAAATATGATTTTGATGGGTTTGTAGAAGAATTAAAAAAATATAGATCAAGACGTGATTTGTATGATAATATGAAAGAGGACGGGTATCAAGATCTAGGAGATTGGGATGAATTTAATAAGAAATTAGGATTTTAGTCACTAGATTTAAATATTAGGCGGGTGAAACCAACGCCACCCGCCACTTTACCTATTCACCATTAGCTATCTCATTCATCATAGCTTTCAAATCGTATAACTCCATTTCCAATCTTTCATCATCTACCTTCTTCAAATACTCACCCATTGATTGATACAATTTGTTAAGATTATTAAACTCTACATATCCACGATATTCATCGCTCATCATAAGATCATTCAATTTTTTCTGATACTCTGCTATATCAAAACTATCGTTCTGTGGATTAGAAAATTCTTTACGATATCCTCTCAATCTTTGTCCGATCTTATCCATTTCCTCCAAATTCTCATAATAAGCGTTATCTATGGCTTTCTTTTTCGTCCGCTCATCACCACTCTTTATAAGACGGTTCCCGACAGGGATATTCCTCCAGTCAAAATCACGACTACCCCAAGCGGTTTCAGCGGATTTGACCATCTGGGAACGTGTAGCCTCAATACCTCCGAAATAGCCGTCCAATATATGTTCTATAATGGCTGGGTTTAGGTTAACGGTACCCGTAGTGTATTTATCTCCTCCGGTCAGTTCATTGGCATATTTAGTCATTGCCAATATAGCGGGATCCACGCTCTTAAAAGCCTTTGTCCATTCCGGCATACCCTTGTTGAAGTCGTTATCCTTATATAAAGGCAAACCTGTCCAATCCTTGTTATCTCCGGCCTCAATCAATGGCTTTACCGAGCTTGGGACGAAAGCGGAGAATCCTCCACCTCCCTCCATCATGTCCAAAGGAAGAACCTGTGACATTTGCTCCGCTATCTTCATGGCCATCTTTTTATCGGTATATTTCTCCTTTCCGGAAACTATTCCAGAAGACATTTCTCCTAGTCCATATATAGCCCTTAACTCTATGGGCATAGGAATTGTAATCCAATTTCCTCCACCGTTACGGAAACAGATATTATTACGTCTCACGTATTCCGGAAGATCGTAGTAATCATCATCTTCATCATCCCCAAAAGCGGCAGCGATCATAGGCATGATAGTGCCAAGTAAATAGAAAGAGGACGCTAACCCCAAGAATTTCTTGGGATTATCCTTGGCCAGCCTTCCGAAATTATACATACCTTGTACACCAGCGTTCCAAAACACATACATGGATCTTGACAATCCGGACGTGAAAGCGCTAGCGTTTCCTATCTTGGTCTGCCCCTCAGTATTCAAGAATTTTGAACCCGCCCCTTTCTTATTGAAGTTTACGGATATCTCCTTAGCGTCATAAATAGATTTATCCATGCTCCGCCCTATTTCCCTAGAAGTAAGGAACGCGGCGAACCTAGCGCAATTCTCGACGCTCTTATTGAACAAGTCCATCCATTCGCCTAGTATTTTCAAAGCCTTTCCGATAGATACCTTTTGCTTGGAGTATTGAAGCTCTTTTTGGATCGCCTTCTTCTTGGCTTCCACGTCTCTCAAATTGGTGTATCCGGTCTCTCCTCCTCTCATTACAAAATCATGGTATGCCTTATTCAAGGGATCGCTCATATCCAACGTACCGTTCTCATACCCCTTGACCAGACGATACATATTGATCGGGTTTACCATAGCGAAATTCTTATTGAACTTCCAAGCGTAAACAGGACTTTCCTTGACCCATACGGTAGTATTCGAATAAAGCGCGTCACGAAGGAAGTTACTTACCATGAAATTAGGGTTACGTGTCGTAAAGTTAGCCGCCAAGTTACGGTTCAGCCATCCAGCGTATCTCTCCACGGTACCGAACCATCCTTTCGTATTATCCGGGTTTGTAAGCCCGTTCAACGCTTGAGCGGCCCTTGGGTTCCCGTTTATGGTAAGCAAGTATTCTTTGCCGGCTCTCTTTACGATCACTTGATGCTCCTTCAAGTCCTTTGGCAATATCTTGTAAGGTATCCCTATAGCATCCCTTGAACGCCTAACATTAGATCCTTTTTCATTGGATAGCTCCTCCATGCGTTTGTTGAAAGATTCCACGATAGACTCCACCTGTTCCGGATTAGCGTTAGATGGTATATCCGGGAAAACGGCGATCCACTCACCGGAAGCCTCGTCAAGACGAACCCACATTTCGCTTACGCTCACGAGATCCGTCTTATGGTTTTGTACCATTGTCAAAAACTTTTGCTTCATTAAGTTCCTATTCCCTTGCATGATTCCACTCTCTGCCATATTAGCGATCGTCGCTATAGGATCGTCAGCCTTGCTCTTTCGCCCAACGACAGTCTTTATAGGGGCGTTGAACGTCTGGCTTTCGGATGTAAGATAAGCGTAAACCTCATCTGCCGTAGTTTCCTCCCATCCACGCAAAGGCACATAGAACTGATACATATCGCTGATCGAATCAAACGTATTTTGGCTCATAAGCCCGCTATCCCGTTGCTTTGCCAATATAGCGTCAGTGGCTCTTTTGACAGAGGCCGATAATTCCGATGTATCATATCTTGACTCGTAATCCAATACGTATCTCCTTGCTGAATCCGGATCATACCCCGTGTTATCCTCGTTAGGATACATGGACGTGAATCCGCTGAAATCATCAGAAAGATTAGCTCCGTATTCCTCGGCAAGCCTATCCATTTCTGATTGCTGCTCTTCCCAAGACCTACCGTTCTCACGTATCTCATTCCTTCTCCCGATATACTCGTCAAGCAGGGATTTATATGTTTCCGAGTTTTGTGACAACGCTCGTTTAACGGCCATTTCCCTGTTACGCTCAATACCATGCTTGGTTATAAGGTAATCCCTTATCTCATCAATGGAGGATCCCATCTTTTCCAATCGAGACATCGCTTTTAAGATAGGCTCGAAAGCCGCTTTCCTATAAGCGTTGAATTCCGCTTCATTAACAGAGGAAAGGGCATTCTCGGCCATATAAGCGTTCTCATAATCCAATATACGACTCCTCGTTGCCTTTGCCACGGCATCCTGCAATGTTTTAAGCCCTAGCATAGAATCCTGAAACGCCTCCTGAAATTGATAGGACGATGTAGATAGGGTACGCTCATATTGATCTTTGGCGGAACCTACCTGTTTCTCTACTACTTGGATATCATTATCAGCGAACAATACCGACTCATTCCGCGCGTTCTCCCTAAAACGTATTGTTTTCTCGGCGAAAGAGAAATCATCCGTCTTTTCCCTTACGCTTTCTCCAACGCCTCTACCCTTGTTTTCAGATCCTGCACGTCCGATGACAGTCCGATCACCGCCGATTCCATCCCGGACACTTCCGTTCCTATCGCCCGTATCTCCTCCGTCAAGTTGGTCTCCATCGTTGTCAACTTGGCCATCAGTCTCCCTTCCATTTCGGTCAGTTGCGTTTTCAGTTCCGTCAATAGAGTTTTCAACTCCCCTTGGTTTGTCGATATGGTCTCGTTCACTTTCGTTTCCGTTCTCATCAACGCCCTCGATTGTCTCGAGTTCCCTTCCAGTACCTTTTGTTTCAGAAGGTTGTTTTCCTTTTTCAGGTTCAATATCTCTTGCGATTGATCCATTTTCGTTCAAATTTATATTGTTAAGACTTAATCTATTTCTCATCACGATATCCTCGGCCACATCCATCAAGTTTCCTTGCTCCAAGTTCTTATAGCTTCTCCAGAGGATATAACGAAGGTCATTATCCGATAACTTGAAATCAAGGCTAATACCGGCCTTTCTCAACATATCAAGAAAAGAGTCCTTGATCTTTTCCCATAACGAACGCTCGGCCTTGTTATCGAAACCACGTTCCGCTAATTCAGCGATGTATTCCTCTGTAGCCTCACGCAAGTTAAGAGGATTGCCTTTAGTCCGGTCAATGATATTTTTCCGGATATCCTCGTTGGCGTTCCGATACACGTTATCAAGGAAAGTATCGAAATCATCCCTGAATAGCTCACGTAACCCATGATGCCCTACCACCTCATGGAGGAAAGTCCTTTGAGCGTCACCTACGGACGTGGAATTAGGTGATACTATGACTATCTCCCCGGTAGAAGTGTCATACCAGCCTTTGGAATCTCTCTTACGGGCCAACATATTCTCATCCGTATCGGTTATATCGTCCACGTCATGGATTACCCTGACAGGGGTATTAAGCTTGGCAGACCAATCGTTGATTGAGAATTCAATAGTTTCAGCCTTATTTAAATTAGCAGCGCCTTTCTCACCTATAGAACGAAAACGAACGCCATCAATTTCTGAGGCTTGCTTAACTGCCTCATTTCTCGATATCTCATCATCGGCTTTATAAGTGAATATTTTCAAACCCGCATCGTATATCGCCTTACGAATGTCACCATCTACGTTATCCGGGACTACAGCGGCAGCAAATTCCTCCAAATATACAGGACGTTCAAACTTAGTCTCGAAGTACATTGCCGGATATTCATTCCTTATGGCATCCACCATCTCATTCAGCGTCTTCACATCCTCATCAGAAAAATCTATCCCATATTCTTCCTTTATATATTTTTGAGGGTCTTTGCTTCGTGCCGCTTCCGCCAACCTGTATAGACCGTAGTCGTCATATCCTTTGGCATCCGGTTGCAATTTTTCTCCTAACTCATGAAATACCTTAGACCATTTATCCCTGAAAGCGTCAACGTCAGCATGATCCGTAGTCAGCTTCCCTTTATCCTTGCGTATATCTTTCAGTGAGCCTTTAGCATCCAGCAAACTCGCAGCGAAATTTTGGAACGACGCACCTATTCCGACAGACGCGCTTCTTCCTTGCTTCTTCATAAACTTGGATACGTTCTCCAAGGTGTTAGGAATGTACTTTCTTATACCGGAAGGAGTAAATCCGTTAAAAATAATTTCTTTTATCCCGTACCTTTCATTCAATTTATCGAGCCACTTGTTAAAATCGCCTCGCATTCCATTTTCTTCTATGAAATTCCATGAATCGCGCATTGTTCCGTGAGCATCAACCTTGTCGGAATTGCTTATGTCATCACGTACTGATTTCATGAAGCTTTCTACCGCAGAGTAATCAAATCCATACTTATCGATTCGTTCAAGATCCGTCTTACGTTTCTCGTAGAGGATTGATCTTGGATTCATTTTACCTATAGCTTCTTCAAGCTTGGCTCTACGAAGTTTTATCGCCTCATTGTAACCTTCCGTACTAAATCCTTTATATTCCATATAGGCATCTTTCAGACGGGACAATTGCTTGTCAGACAAACCACTCATGGAGAACGATCCATTTGTGGCATCTTCAACTTCGGTTCTTGTTTTCTCCGGATATGAAGGCTTTGTACGGGCTATTTCCGGAGCTTTACCTTGCTCATATAAATACATATAAGCAAGACTATCCTCGCCTCTTCCATCCATATAGCTGTCCATCCCACTTTTGGTTGTCGACCGCATTTCCTCTGGAAGTTTTTGCAAGTCTTTTGAAAATACGTCACTGCCTTTCCCTGAAAACTGCCTCTCTATAGTTGGATAAATGGGTGTCCATGCGTCTTGACTCCAAGTTCCAGCATTTTTTCCAGTACGTTTCTCAATCATGGAAGAGGGAAGTACAAGCGATATGGAACCATAGCCAGTATGCGATTGTCTGGATATGTCTATAACGGCCGCACTCGGATTGGCGAAGCCTCCTTGTCTCAATGCTTTTAGAAGTTTTTCCTCACTGATATTATGTAACCCAACCAAGGACTTTTCGCCATTCTTATCTTTTACTTCTCGGAAACGAATACCACTATCCGGCCTTATCTCCTCAAAAGTGGGCTTTACCCTTATAACATGTTCACCCTCCCCTCGCTTATTAACTAGTTTACCGTTCTCGTCTTTCACCAAGGTCAATGGATCGGTATAGTTAAACCGCCTTACGATCTCATAAACACCATCATCACCAATATTAGAAATCTCATAGATAGAGTTGTTTACCCTTGCCTCTTTCAATCCACTCTCCAGAAACGCTTTTATATGCTTCCGCTCTGCGGAGGTAATATAATCGTCTTTATCAACCAAGGACAACTTCTTCACTTTTCGAGGAAGAATTTCCTCCTCACGTTTTATGCCCTTATATTCGGAGAATGGTTTTGTTTTACGTTTAGAGGAATCGATCCATTTCTTGAACTCATCCAACGCTACCCCGGTAATGTTGCCTAACCCTTGCCAACCTTCCTCATAGTTTGACAAGTAAGCGGACCTAGCGTCTTCCAAGGAAGAGAATCCCATCATAACCTTATGCTCATCGAATGAGCCATCAGTATTCACCTGATCCACGACATACACCATGTCACTATTCATATCCGGACCTAGGAATACGTCTATATGATCACCATCCACACTTTCAGTACCTCGAATGTAACCGTAAGTGTTGTTCATGGTAACAGACCACTCTTTTCCATTAGCGTCCTTACCGGAACGGACGGAACCGGCGGGCTGCTCTATGGTGACATCGAAACCGTTTATCTTTATATGGCCTTTCTTGTAATTGCCGGCCTCTTTCTGCGCCTCTGTTGGATTGGTATCAACCTTTAGCTCCTCTTCGTGCAATCTCTTAGCCTCAACTATGCGTTCGGCATAGTCCAATGGGGTCTCATTCTCCTTTGGAGAAGGAGCGACAAAAGGAACTAGTCCCCTTGATGAGCCTTCTTGTGTAGCTCCATCCGTGCGATCAATGTCGGGGCCAGCCGATTCTCTTCCCTCAACCTCTCCAGTTCCCCCGGTCTGATCAAGTTGTTCTCTTGGCAATACCTCGCCGCCTCCCTCGCGTAAGCCATCGCCTCCGCTTTCGTCATTTCCTTCAATGTTTTCATTTTCTATCGGTTTATTTTGCGCTAAGATAGCGTCTATTTCATTTTGTTCGTCAATTATGGCCTGTATTTCATCCACGATTTGCGAATCAAGCTCGCCTCGCTCCTCATCAGTCAATTGTTTCTCCGAGAAATCACGTACCATGCTTTCCTCATACGCCTCGTATTCTTCCGGGGACATATGATAATTCTCCTCGCACCACTCAGCGTAAGCGTTGTACTCGGCCTGTCTCTCACGCTCAGCGATCGCCTCACGGTTCCTCTTGACATAATCGATCAAGTCTCCACGTGTACGAGCGGAAGACAAGACCTCTATGATAGCGTCCCTTCCGGCGTTCGTATCGTTCTCATCGAAGAAGTTAGTGCCATTCTCCCTATCGGCAAGCTCCAATATCTCACCTGCCCTCTCTATATTAACACCGCCTTTCTCCGGAGAGGCGAACAATCCGAACATTCTTGCAGTCTCATTATTCCCGGCACCGGTCTCTTTCTTGTAACTGTCACGTGTCAATTTGATCGCCCCATTAGCCAGCATCATGGCCGCAAGCTCCTCTCCGCTCATAGGATCACCCATCACGGAGATCTCCTTTGCTATGACATCACCCGGCTTCTTGCTGGCCTCCTTGATATCATCATCAAGATTAGCCCAGAAATCAGCCTCGACCTTGATCGCCTCATATTCTTTTTGGGCTTTTATCAATGCGGCCTCGGCCTTATCCTCTTTTCCGATAGGGGCGTCATCGTATGCCTCTTGCGCCTTTTCCAAGGCATCGGACGCTTTTTTAAGGCTTTCATCGAAAGACTTTCTCGTCACCTCGATCTTCCTTGGCATCTTATCGCCATATTTATCATGGAGGAAATCCAAGGTCATATCCGTACCAGACGATACGAAATCTGGCGTACCATCTTCTCGCATGACCATGGAGGGATTCTCTACATTGCTAGGTTGTGCTATCTGATCAATGGCACCTTCCGTCTCAATCTCACTCGTTGGCTGGTTGATCGCATCTTCCACAGGAGGTGCAGAGGTTATCTTGGCATCAGCACTTGCTACATTATCATTCTCTGGCGACACCACATTAACTTGTTGAGCGTCATATATGGCATCTTGAAGATCAAGAATCTCATTCTCTGTTATAGGCATTGCGGGGGAAGAGCCATTCTTGGCTGTCACCTGCCCGGTTTCTCTATCATAAGCCGCAGGTTGAGCGATCCAATCACCGTTCTCATCTTGTCCTTGAAGGATAAACGCATTATCCCCGTTCCATATGATCAACCCCGGCTTTGGTAATTGCGTCTTGGGATTATGATGCATGGTCATGTCAAGCTCGGACTGGCGGGTAGCCAATAATTGATCCTCATAGGTCCGTCTCATATGACCGGCATCTTGCTCTACTATATCGCTCAACCTTTTCACCGAGACCATCCGATCCTGTCCGTTATCGGAAATAACGGCCTTATCTCCCTCGATACTCCTAACGTACACAGGTCTTTCCTCATTTCCCTCGCTAAGCGTAGCTGTGGTAACGATAGACTGACCATCAGGATTCGTGGTAACATAAGGAGTAATATTATTGGCAACGTAAGTTTCAACCTCATTGTCTATTTCCTCGCCTATACGATCCTGCAAACCGGATATCCTGAGATAATCAGCGTAGAAATCCTCGGCTAACGGACGGGCATCCGCATTAACTCCATCAAGAAGACTCATCACTTGGGCCTCGCTAGCTCCATCATCCACATAGCTTTCTATCGTACTAGCCAAACCCGGAACCATTCCAGATAGGGAAAGCCTTGTCTCTTCCATCTTTTTGCTCGCCGTCCGTATATCGCCCGGATCAGTCATATTTCGACCTTCTTCCTCTGCCTCGGCAAACCTTGACTTAGTTAATAGAGGAGGAGTTTCAACGCCTTGATCTGTTACATTGGAATCGGTGATAGGCTGCTGAGCCTGTTTGCCTCCTATTTTATCCGCTACGTATTGCGCACCTTTAGCCAACGCTCCGGCCCCAGTAAAATAAGCGCCGCCTCCCATTCCATAGACAAAACTCTGCAATACACCATCGGTCAAATCCCTTTCCGGATCCGCGCCTGTTATCTTATCCGTTATATTCTCCGCTAGCGTGGAAGATACCTCTTCGATACCTTCATTTACAGGCTCGAAAAACATACCGAATTTTTTATAGAACTCTTGCATCTTACCCATTATGCCACGCTTGATAGCCTCTTGTGCCTTTTCCTTTCCTAACGTCTTGAATAAGGTTGACATCCAAGCCTTGGATACGCCTGCGCCCAGCATCTCAGACAAGGATTCTGCCGTACCAGTAAGAATAGCGTTAGATACCTTTGCGAACTCTCCCATGTTTGGGTTATTCTGATCAAGATCATCATATTTCTGGCTAGCCACTATTGACCCTATACCTGCGAGTCCGGCCGCTGGAGCTCCGGCCATTGTAGCGGCCATGGCCCCGATTGACATCGGAAGCGACTCTACGCCTTGCAAGGCTATATCACCTATGGCACCCATATAATTCCCTTCTTTCCAAAGATCGGTGAAATCCTTGCCATTGTATCTGTTTGACCTTGCCCGGGAAAACTCCGCATCAGCCTTAAATATATCTGAGATATCCTTGAATGCCCCGCCACGTGGGATCAGTCCTCCCGTTGCGGATTCCAACCCTTTAGCCGCCTTATCCAAGACCCCAAATATACCGGCACCAAGATCGGCTCCTCCTGCGTTAAGTTTCTGTATAGCGTCTCCTACCCAAGTATTCATGAAAGAAGAATCCTTCTCATACTCCGTAGGAGGTGGAGGAGTAGCGGTCTCAATCTTTCCTTTTTTACGCAAGGACTCAAAATTGTAATCAGGTGAGTTCGTCCACGGATTAACATACTCGGATTGATCTGATTTGGGAATATCAACCTCTTGTCTTAGGGATATAGGAGGAGGATTAACACTTGATTGGGAAACATAGTCTGTCTCTTTAATATTCTCGTTATTAATTGGAGCATAGCCTAATTTACTCTCGAATTGGGAGAAATCTCCTAAATCTTGCCATCCATCTTTTTTCAAGACATCATAAAGCATTTCACGCTTACCTGAGTCTTTCAATTTCCCCTCAAAAGAGGAAAAATCGCCCAAATCAGTATATCCATCGCTTTTTAAAGCGTCATATAATTTTCTGGTATTGTTCACTTCCATAATTTTACCAACCTACATTTTTAGAACTCGAATTATTATCCCAACCTATACTTTTCTTGTTAGTACTAGTAGAAGAACCTCCCGATCCAATTATCTGATCAAACTCATCGTATAATTCCGGGAAATTCTGAATATTACTCATGACAATAGCGGCTTGTTTGGTCTTTTGGTCTCCACCTTCACCAAACTGCCACGATATATCCGATATACTCTTATTCTCTTTTGGATGATCTTCCGCATACTCCAACATCCTCTTATACATATAAGCGATAACCCCATCTTTATCCTTACCGGACAAAGTGAAACGTTTACCGTTTCTGCCGATGATGTCAATAGACTTATCCGCCCCAGAGCCATTAGCTTTAGCGGTACGATATTGCTCAAGACTACGGAGATTGGATTGCCTTATACCCAACTCTCTCTCTTTATATGCGGCATCCTGTTTCATCTTCCGCTCCTCCCTGTCATTCTTTATTGCGAATTGAGCGGCACTTTGCGCGATCTTGGCTTTTGCCAAATCATTCTGGGCTTTTCTCGCTTGATCCTGTCTATAAAGCTGCAATGCCCTTTGATAATTATTGATGTCGTTTTGCCTTGCGGCCAGATACCCGGCCCCGTATCTTTGCCTGATAGCCTCCAACCTGTCAGAATAGGATTGTAGTTTAGGATCAGCTACGGTGGGTAGTTTCTGCGAAGGTGCCTCTCCCGCGAATGCCAAATTGGAGAAGGAAGACAACACATTGCCTAGATGCCCGATTCCAGTAGCTACGGAAGCGGCCCGTTTTCTTCTCTCCTCCTCCTCTTGACTTATCGGCTTTTGAAAGAGCGTCTCATAAAGCCTTTGGTTCCATTGGTAATCGTTCATTTGAGGCTCGACAACGCTCGCTTGCGGAGCGGTCTCATCCGTATTATCCACGGTTGGAGCTATAGGGTTCTGGCTTCCGGCAACCTCCGGCTCAACCAATGGCGTAGTGGACAATTCCGGCCTTTGAACGACCGGGGTCCTTTTCCTATTATATCTTTCCTCTAATGTCATTGTTGTTTACTTTTGAATATAGACTCGAATAATCCCTTACCCTTGTCAAGATGGGCTTGCGCATCAGCCCCAACGAGGCCCATCCCTGCCTGTAATCCTTGATTAGCCGCTTGCGTGGCGTTTGCCGCCTGTTGATTATAGATAGACAGCCTTTGGTTACTGATATTATTCTTGGTGTTGAGATATTGGGATTCCACAGCATCCTTCCGTGCGGTAGCGTTAGTGGCTATACCACTGGCGGTATCGGATATCACCTCGCCCGCCGCTTTCTTGGCCTGCGCTACGGACTCATCAGTAGCTCCTACGACCGCGGCGGTACCGGAGGCCTTACGGTACTGCTCATCCGCTAATTCCCTAGCCTTGGTCAAGGCGGCTTGCGCCTCCGCGCTTTGGGTATAATCCTCGTTATACCTACGGTTAAACCAATCCTCATTCTCCTTTGCCTGTTTATCCAACACGGCGTTCGCTTTTCTAGCCGCCTTCCTTGCCTTTATTCCCCCGGCAATGCCACTCGCCAAGGAACTGGCGGCTCCAACTATCGCTCCGATCATAATCTACTGTTTTCTCGCAAAAGAGATAAATAAAGTGACTCGTGTTTGTTACTTTGATCATTATCTCCCATCGGACACCAAAAAATCAACTATTCTATACTGTTTTCTATCATCTACGAATCATTCGTACATAGTTAGGTCCGGTCATATAGGCATTATTGGTATATTTGCGAGAACAAATTTTATTGTATAACCATGAACGAGGAACTAAAACAACTTTTGGAGTGGTTCGATAACTACGAGATCACATTTAACGAAATCAGACTAAGCCCGTGTCAATACATATTTGACCTCCATAAATTCATTGCTGTACAGACAAACTCCGTCCGAAGAAACTGGGAAAATCCGACATTTGAGTATGATATTTTGAGCCTATATCAGCTTAAAAAGGTACTGGAGGAGAAAGAGAAAGAAAATATGCCATAAAACATATAAAATAATTTACCAAAGCCTTGCATGATATCAAATTTGATATTACATTTGCAATATCAAAATAACAATAGAACCGGCGGCAACGGATAAGCGGCGTAATAAAAATGAAGACATTATATTGCAAAAATAGCGAGTTATTAGAGATTCTGGAAAATAACGGGATAGAAATGATCTGCAATGAAAATATGCAGATCGAAATATCTGATGAAGATGCGGAAAAAATTGACAGTATTGTAAATGAGCTTGCTCCTGCTGCATCTGGAGATTATGCGATAGAAGATATAGAATGAAAAAATCCGCAGTATGGGAAATGATAGAGAAAGAATCGGCAAAAGGATATCCCGGCTCCGCATGGAGGCCGGTATATCTCAATACAAGCTGGCTGATCTTACAGGGATCAGCCAAGGGAATATCGCCCGGATTGAGTCCGGGAAATACAGCACGGGCATCGACCTGTTATCAAAGATCGGAGACGCTCTAGGTTATGAGCTTGATTTTGTCCGGCATGATACCAGTCTCTAAAATTGTCCTATTTGTCGCATGCCAAAAGTATAACGCCCGTGTTTTTTCTGACGCGGGCGTGTTTTATTGGTCTATTTGTCTTATAAGTATCAAAAGCCTTTTCCTTTTTGTCTCATAAATATCCGGTATTCGCCTTTATCTAAATTGTCTATCCTAAAATCAACCTTGGCTCCATCTGGAACAAACGACGGGACATGCCCCGCTAGCTTTTTTATTATTTCGTCAATGTTATTATATCCTATATCCGTAAATGAGAATATCTCCTTGCCTTGATATATGACACTGCCTTTAATCATCTGTCTAAAAGATATTTTCATCTGATCATCAGGGTAATATTTCACAGGATCCTCATATACCATTTCTTCCTTTTTTTGGTTAAATACAAAATCAATAACCTTATTGTTTATCTCAGAGACTATAGAGTAATCCGGTCTTACATATATCTCTGTAGTCTTATGAGCGCTTGAATGATTCATGCAGAAAGCCACGTCATACATTGAGGCTTTTATATCGTTTCTCGCTATGGTTCCCCATGAATGCCGGAAATTATACATACATATAGCATTGAGACCGCCATGTTTGCAAATACGTTTCAATCCAGAGTTCATATTTGCGTTGAAAGAATCGTCATCACGATAGGTCTTATGGAAATTAAACAAAAACTCATCATCATCCGGTGTAAAGTATTTTTCCATGACAGGACGGAGAATATCCGGAACAATAATCTCCATATACGCCTTATCCCTTCTGAATTTTTGGGTCTTAGCCCTATTATAACAGAATGTCCAGCCTTTCAAATTGGACTTCTTTGCCCTAAAAAGGTCTACGGTATTAATTCCTGCCAAGCAAAAGACCATCAAGGCTACATCCCTAGCCAACTCTGGAAGTGATAATATCATCTTTGTCGGAGGTATGGGTGTCGCGAAAAACTCACGAACGAAGTCCGCATCCAAGGCCCTGTGATCGGGGGTGTCCGCATTGGGGATTTTTACCTTTAGCCAAGGATTAGTCTTGATCCTGATTATGCCCCTATCGTAATCGTTGAACTCATTTATTGCAGCTTTAAAAATCTGGCGAACATTAACAGGATACATTTCTTTCGCCCTTGCCGTTGGTAATAAGGTTTTTATCCAGTCATTTATGAATTTCGTGGTAAACCGGGAAAACATCAACTTGCTAGTTCCCGCAAATCTCTCAAGATGACAATAGGCCAACTCATAATTCTTGGCGTTACGGGCCATGCCTCTAACTGTTTCCATTTCCCGTTTATACTTTCTCGCATAATCAGAAAAACAGATATCCTCATCCGCTTTTTTCAGATATTCCACTAGGGTTTTTACATCCCATTGCGATATATCCTCTTTGTTTGCTCTCTCCACATATCGCATGATTACATCTGAACAGAAGGATACGACAAAAGGATCTTTCACCTCCCCCGTGCGAGTCAACCCTTTTTTATCAACCATTTTATCCATTTTTATATAAGAGGATTTACGGTTATGGGTTACTCTGATGTAAACAGGATAGAAGCCATCAGAACGCTGCTTTCTAACACAAATCTTAAAAGTTGCCATATATCAACACTTTATACATTAAATTTATGGTGTAAACACGGTGTAAACGCCATGTGCAAATATAGCAAACAAAGTGTAAACATCACATATCATTCAGATCATTTTACGCTAATAATGACATAAAAATATAAGGCTGATAAACAAGACTCAACCCGTCTATCAGCCTTATATATTGATATTTAAGACTTGCAGCTTTTAACAGCCTATCCTTCTATAGCTGCTTGCGCCGC